TAACACAATATGTTTTATTCAGTATGCGAGTACGAAGAATGGTCAACTGACCACTACGATTATGCACGTGACCAGCACTACACAGAAGACGGGGAGATTCTCTCCCCGTGCGTTGGTGTAGAGTTGATGTCGCGTGTAGGCAAAATGATATTCACAGATGTCAGCGTTGTATACGAAGACAGGCGCGTCATTGAATTCATTGACGAGGCTGTTAAGAAGATGAAGATTGATAGGCCAACAAGTGACGAGATCGAGAGGTTTTGTGCACTTGTTGCATCTACATATCATGAGTCAAACATTGACGAGTTCAATGATGCGATGTTTGAGTTCATCTACGACTGTACATACAACGAATGGACAGACATGTATAGCGGTCAAGACTTATACACAGACGCATCACTACTACAACCAGATGGATGGGGAGAAGACTAATGACAGAAGAAGAATGGAATGACAGAGACACAGCGTTTGAAACAGCACTACGTAAACTCCGGGAGGAATACCCGGAGTTCTACATTGAAGCATGGGGTCCATATGATTTTGTAAGTGGTTACAGACGAGACTTGCATCTAACACACAACATTATTATGGATGAAATACTTGAGAAGAAGGATGAATGGCCGACTGTAGTTGATGAATTACACGAAGGATTTGATGCCAACTACGGCACAAACTGGGACAGAATTAAAATGACAGTACATGAGGTAAGAAGACATGGAAGCTAGAGATAGTCATATTGTTTGGATAATTGGCGCAATCAAACATGATTTCTGGTTTGACCAGATTTACGAAGCACTTAACTACTGTGAATGGGTTAATGAGTGGAAGGGTAGTCGTCCGTTTGATACAGAAGATTACTTTAGGTTTGAGTTGACTGACGATGAAGGCAAGGAGCATATGTTCACTAGTATAGATGTTGAAATCGAGCTTAAATCTATGTGGTACGAAGGCATACAGTCATTTGAGGAGTCACAGCAAGTTGATCAGGAAGTTATAGACACACTGATACAAAGAATCATTTACGGTGAATTAGTTTACGGATAAGGAATAAAACAATGCCTAATTGGTGTATGAATGAGTTAACAATCACTGGCCCAGCAGACAAAGTGTCTGCTTGGGCTGAGTTACACACTACAAAGTATGAGACAAGCACATCAGTACTAGACTTTAACAAATCTGTGCCAGAGCCATTGGATGAGAATGGTTGTGGTGATGTCAACTGGCAATACAATAACTGGGGTACTAAGTGGGGAGCTTGCGACACAAGCTACTTAGACTTTAAAGAAGGTCACATTGTTATTGGTTTTGATACAGCATGGGGTCCAGCTGATACATGGCTACACACTATGTCTGACATGTTCCCTGATCTTGAGTTCCACTGTAGATATGCTGAACCCGGCATGATGTTTGCTGGTGATATCTACGCAGGACCAAAAGGATACAGTCACGAACAGCGTTCAGATGATGACCTAACAGATGACGACCTACATCTCATGGGTGCAGAAACGTGTGTCCAATGCGAGAACTGGGAGCACAAATGCACCTGTGAGTAGGGTATACTCATGTATTACTTTAATGATTGAAAGGTTTGTATGTTACAAGAATTAATTAAGCTACTTGACGTAATGAAAGATGGTAGCGAATACGCTGAAGGGTGGTCAAAACTAGAGCCACTCATTGGATTAAATGGAACTGTCACATTATCGTGGCCTCAATGGCGACTTAAAATTGTGACATTTAAAATGCCTAAAGACTGGGATGGATCCAGTGATGCCGCAGAAAATATTGAGGCTCTGGATAACTTATATTGGGATCAAGACATGAATATCATATGGAAGACACATGCTAATGAACGAGATTACGACTGGGTAAATATGACGAGATGTACTGCAGCCGATGTTGTTGATACGTTTCTTTCTGGGAACTGGACGCCTCCATGGAAATGTGGGTTTTGCGTCTCTAGGCATAAAGGTCAAATACAACCAAGGTTTTAATGCCTACCAGAAAACGAAATAACTATTATCCTGTGTGTTATCTGATTACTTCAGGTTCATACAGGATATCTGTCAGTAATCAATTTACTGCAAAAATCATCTATCAGTTGTGGTGTCAAATTGCTATACAAAAACAAACTTCAACTACAGTTACAGTCATGGCTTTAATGTCTCCATCATCATATGGAACATGGGGAAAGAAACACATTATTCAATTACTTAATGGTGTGTGGAAGCAAAGATTGGTAGCAAAGTCATTAATTAAACAAGGAGTACAACATGAACATACAGCAAATGCACAGTTTAAATTATATGGAGATGAATATGAATGGAGCGCAATTAAAACATATAATGCGCTACCTCCACATATTGCAGTATCAGTAACTAACGCACTGATGTATCCGCAAATCCTCCAATTACTTTTACGTGCGCCAACTGCACTAGCAGCTCATGTAGCTCTCAAGGTAGAAGGTTTGACTCACTATGATGATGATACAAAAATCACAAACATAAAGGAAGTTTGGAATTTTTTACATCATGAGGTTAAACGATTATGATTACAACGATAAGTACAAAGCACATGTCAACAACAACCCATATTTTGGTTGTTTAGGCGTTATTGCTAACATCATTATTATGATTGTTATGTATTTGATATATAGTCGGTTATGAGAAAAAATGCCGAGGCACTATTGCAACAGCAAGTTAAAACCTTGCTTACAACGTGTGGTTACACTGTTATAGAAGTTGGTAAAACAAGAGCCAAAATTAAATGCAACTCATGTGGAGCTTGGTCTTATCCACGTGGATGGCAAGGCAATACACTTGGTGCGCCTGATCTATACATACACCATAAACAATGGAATAGAACAGCTCTCGGCATTGAACTCAAAACTGAGAAAGGAGCTGTAAGAGAAAAACAACAAGAATTAGCAGATAGTAATTTAACTACTATATGTAGAAGCCTAGACGACGTAGTCGTTGCGGTAATGAAAGTAGACGAAATGTTTAACTTAGACTCAAAACTAAAGAAAGTAACTTGGATAGATTAATGGATTGGGATTTTACATTAGATAATCATGACTGTGACGTAATCACAGAAGCATACGAGAAACTGTACGTTTTAGTACGCGCAGCAGAAGCAGGCGATTATGACAGAGATTTATTTGACTGCTTCATGTCACGTAATGGCGAGTTTACTTACTTGCTTACATTTACATCACTATGGAATGCAGAGCAGTACGCTATCAAACACGAGATGGATAAACACAAGTATGTAATAACAGACGTGTCACCCTGTGACATATTTACACGATTCCGATGTGTATCAATTGATGGGGAAAAATTACTTGCTTTTGCACATAATGGCAGACCAATCATTACCCCATTGATGTTACCGACATACAACATATATCCAAATGAAAGCATGATATGGCTGTATTACAAATCAAATAAGACAGGAGATATAGTTCTAGATCGTAACTTTATATTAGCTGACACAGTGCCAGATAGATTACGCACTGCATTAATAGAGGTCATTGGCATATATCCTGATGATATTTGCAACTACACTATGATCGGTACAACACTCAAAGATATCAACAAGCAACATGAATATTTATCTTGTCGTGGCATTGAGTGGAATATCACAGACGCGTTGCGGTTCTCCAAGACCCAGCGTATAGAAAGAGGAGAAGAGTAATGTTTAATCCACGTGATCACTTTTTAAATCTAAAAGGTAAGCAATACTTACCAGTTGCTGCACGTATCGCATGGTTTCGTGAAGATCATGCAGACTGGACAATCAATACATATCCAGTCGCAGAACTATCAGGGCCTGACTATGTTACGTTTGCGGCAGAGATACTTGACGGTGAAGGAAGACTAATTGCCAAAGCACATAAAACAGAACACGAGAAACATTTTTCTGACTACAGAGAGAAAGCAGAGACTGGTGCAATCGGTCGCGCACTTGCACTATGTGGATACGGCACACTATTTGCTCAGGAACTAGAAGAACCTGTAACACCAGCTGGTGATATGCGCATTGTCGATACACCACAACAAGTCAAAACTCCTGCGCTTACACCGGGAAAGCAGTTTGCTTTTGAATGCAAGCGCATATGGGGCGCAGATATTACACCGTCGGACATGAAGCGTGTGTTTGCACGTCTTGCTGGACACAGTAACACAACCGACGAAAACCTACGACTTGTAATAGAAGTACTACAAGGTTTTAATACACCAGAAGAAGCAGAAGCAGTTTTTTTGGCAATAGAAGATGAGGGACTAAATGGACAAATCTAAATTTGATATTATTGGCGACAGCTATTATGACATTGAAACTGGTGAGTACGCTGGCCCAGTAGACGGCTGGCTTGGCGAGGAACTGGCATCAGAAGACGATGTGCTCCTAGCAATGCAACGCTTACTTAAATACGAGACAGAACTTAAGGCAGAGCAACTTGCTATGCAGTCTGTAGTTGACAGATGCAAGCAGCTCGTCAAAGAGAAAGAACGCAAGGTTGAATGGTTCAAGAGTCGATATGGCGATCAAATTGCCGACTTTGCACAGTCTCAACTCACTGGCAAGGCAAAGACATGGAAGTGTCCGTGGGGTCAAGTTGCTTTCCGCACAGTCCCTTCATCGTTTACTATAATGGATGAACAAAAAGCAGCTATGCTTATACCACCATCTTGCGATGCAGTAGTGCAGCAATACAAAGTATATAAAAGCAGAATCCCAAAAGAAGTCCAACTTACTCTAATAGAAGAATATCCAGATGTGTTCTGTGTTTCTCAGGCTACTGAAAATGTATCAATTAAAGCATTGACAGCAACGGATATAGAGGAGTAAGATTGCATTGCCCCTGAAACCATATCAACACAGGGGTGAACAACTACCAAATGGAGGACCACGGCATCAACACCGTGGTCCTTTTGTCCCACAGAAAGAAAGAGAATGAGTGACGAATTAGTTTACATAGGCAGTATTCCAGATGCAGTAAGCGTTACTGATGTAGGTTTACAGTTTAATCACGATATTGAATATGATCAGTGGTTGCGACTGATGGCTACACTACAACAATTAACTACAGCGTTTCAGTTTGCAATTGGAGACGCACTTAATTATGGACAAAAACGCTATGGTGAAAAGTATGCACAGGCTATGGATGCTACTGGTTGCGCTTATCAGAGCCTTGCTAACTGGAGCTGGGTTTCTAATCATGTTCCTATTAGTAACCGCGTTGCAGGTCTTAGCTGGACTCATCATCGCTTGGTTGCAAATATGGGAACGGAACAGCAAAAGCAAATACTAGAATCAGCAAAAGCCCGTGGAATTTCTGTAACAGAATTTGAAAGAGAATTAAAAGGTGAACAAGAAGAGGAAAAGAAACCACTAAAACAAATCAGCATTCCAGAAGGATGGACTGTTGATGATGCAAACAAAGCACTTGAAATAGTTAGTTCATATAGACAAGGTCTTGAAAGATTAAGCGCAGCATTAGATGCTACTGATGAACCAGTACAAAGATATTGCGCTGAATGCCCATATAACAATTAGAGGTAAAGCATGATTACCGTATTTAATGGCAAGTCATTTGGCTTGTCCGGAGCGTCTTCGTCTGGCTTTGTACAGATAGATAGACTTCTTGTAAATCACATTGCAAGTTTTACACCATCCGGATTTGTCACGTTTATGGCGTTAGTTATGCACGTTGACAATGAGGGATACTGTTGGCCTAGTATCAAACGTTTGTGTGAATGCACAGGTTTATCGGAGACAACAGTAAAGACTGCACTACATCATCTATCAACAATGAAAATCAATAACTGTCGTCTACTTGAAGTCAATGGCAGAACTTCTCCTAATGGGAGAACAACAAGCAATGGTTACAAGTTATTTCCAGATTCCATACAGCATGCAGATGATGTGAAAATTCAAGCAGTAAAACAAGTGCAAAAGGAGGTGGCTAAAGAAAATGATCCCGCGTTTCCACTCATGCAAGCATTTATGTACGAAAGATGGGGTGAGTTTTCAGCTCAAAGCATAACGGATAAAGAATGGAAAAATAATAGATTAATCATCTGGCAAATGCATAAGGCTGGAGTCAAGCCTAGTGATGTTATGGAGAGAGTTCAGACACTTAAGAGTAAATGGCAACTAGAGATGATTACCGTTAGATCACTATGGAAGCATTGGGATACATATGCTTCATCGACGTATGGGAAAGTTACAAAAACTGCAAAGATAGAGGATTGGTTCAATGACAACGACTGACAAGTTACTCGCGATTCTTTCACAACTGCCTAGCTCGATACCATGGACAGAGACTAGCGATACCGTATACAGGGTTGCAGTCAAAGGTTTGCCAGATGAAGATATCAAGCTTGGTATGCAACGCATTCTCACACGCACAAAGTTTCGTCCTACACCATCTGAGGTACTGCTAAACGTAGCAATAGCAAAGTACGGCGATGCGCAACCACATATGGTCACACAAGACATATCAGAAGCGATACGGCTTGGACTTGATCCAAACAAGTTACATCCTACTGTTGTGCTAGTGTTGCGCAAGACGGGTGGTTTACGTGCATGGCGAATAGAACCACCACTTAAAGGACAACAACTTGCCGATGTTATTAGTGAAGTGTTATTGGTCAGATTAACGGATTATATTAATGAGCAACAGTAAAAGTCTTGGTTTCAACATAGAGATTCCATACGATGTTATGAGTGAGCAATCACTCATAGCATCTATTCTTCTCGGTGGCAACAAACTATTCAAGTCAATGCAACGCATTGACAAGTCTATGTTCTATCGTGTTGCCCACAGTTTGATATGGGATGCATATAAAGCTGTAGATGATGCCAACAAAGAGATAGACATTGTCACGATCAATGAGGAATTAGTAAAGCGTAATGCGCTAGAAGCATGTGGTGGCCTTGCATATCTAATGCAATGTGCAGAACTACTACCAACTACAGGTCACTGTAATAGTTATGCTGACCTTGTATGGGAATATCATAAGAGGCGTGAGATTATATTTGCATCCGAACATGCAAGTAAGCGAGCATCTACTGGTGATGATGCTACTGAAGATATAATCGCCGATTTAAATAAATCTGTTACATTCATTCAATCCGGAAAGGCTGTAGATGATTTATCTGTATTAATTTCTGACATTACAACAGAAGCTATCTACCGCACTGAAGACGCAATAGACTACAGTGTTTCTAGCGGATTCATGGAGGTTGACAGTATTACTGGCGGATGGCGTGACGGTGAGTTAATCATTGTTGGTGGTCGTCCGTCGATGGGTAAGTCAAGTCTAGGCCTACAGTATGCATGGAATGCAGCTCTTGCATTACGAAAGGAAGAGAAGCGTACTGGGGTTCTAATCGTTAGCGCAGAAATGTCTAAGGCTATGGTTACTGCTAGAATGCTTAGCATATACAGTGGAGTAGACAGCCAATCCATACAGTCAAAGAAACTATCTAGTTACGACAAAGACAGTCTCTCGGTTGTTGCTCGGACAGCCAAGAGCCTAACAATACAAGTGGTTGCTGATCAAACAGTTACACTACAATCGATCAGGGAAGCAGCCAACAGTATGAAGAAGACTGCCGACGTTGGATTGATTGTAGTTGATTACCTGCAGATGATAACGATGCCAGCAAATGTCAAGTCCGAGAATAGGACTAGAGATATTGGTGTGATTAGTCGTGGATTGAAAGACATTGCTCGTGAGTTTAACTGTCCTGTGATCGCACTATCATCATTATCTCGTGCAGTGGAGCAACGGCAAGACAAGCGACCAATGATGTCAGACTTGCGTGAGTCTGGTGATATTGAATCAGATGCAGACGTGATTCAGTTTATTTACAGGGCTGGATATTACGAAAAGAAACAGGCAGATGATCACATGGATGATATTGATAAAGCAGAAATCATAACGGCTAAGAACCGTAATGGCAGGACGGGCGTATCACTACTCAACTTTGAGAGTAAGTACGCCCGGTTTACTGACTTTACATCAGACGACTTGTTTCTTTAAGTAGACCTTTTTTTGGTCACTATTGACGATACAGTCAAAACCAAGATTACGGGCAATATCTCTGATAGGTGCATACGATTTGCCATCACGTAAAATACATTGAACGGCCAGTACTTCACCGTTGAGGACTGGCCCATCTTCCCAAGCCAATACAAAATCATCCCCAATGACAAGCCGAATAAAATCACGGACAGGCGCGTACGTCCTTCCGTTTTGCACCAATGCAAGAATGTGTTTGTCTCCATTGACTATCTTCCAATCCTGTCCGCTTTGAACAATAGACCACGGTCGAACAAAATACAGTGCATCTTTACTGCGGTTTCTGTATAAAGGTCGATGAGCTACCTCATATCCATTACGGCTTCCGTCGTTATTACTGTTCCCTTCAATGGAATACCAAACTCCATTTTCATCCTGTCCCTCAACAATACCAATATGGAATGCATCCTGTTGTCCATTTTTTAGGGTCTTTACAAGCAATACAAGGTCACCGCTCATGGGCGCACGATGAAGTACACCATGTTTTTTAGCCACAGCTAACCAGACATCGCAGTCTGCGCTAAAACACAGTGGCCAATCCAATCCACTTTTACTTTCCCATTCAGAAGCAATTCCACTAACAAACGATGCGCACCAAAAACTACCTATTGGTGCATTCACTAATGTATTCCAACGATCTATAAGTGGACCACAATTGCTACCCATTGGATCTTCTTTTATACCAATGTATTTTTGAGCTATCTCCACAAATAATTTATTACTCATTAGTCAACCATTCTTCCTGTAATGAAATCACTCGGAACATTAAGCTTAGGCTGTGACTGCCGTTGTTTAATCTTTTCAAGATAATCCGGATTTACAGTGCTTTCTCGCAGTACTGCAGCGTCAGGTATTCCACGCATCTTATCGGAACCCCAAGCAGGTTCTTGGCCATATCCACCACTTTCTGGTATTCCATACAGTAATGCTGATAAACCAAACTTTTTAACAACCGAACTAGCATTTGGATAGTTATATTTGTATTTCCGAGTAAGGAATTCAAATTGCTTTCCAGACATACCGGCTCGATCTTCTTTTGTAATCAGGTCCTGCATATAGTAATCACCCATTCTGCCTTCTAGTCCGAATACTCTAGTGAAAGCAGGGAACTGATATTGCACAAGATCTGGATTATTTTCACCTTGAATAGGTAATACGTGTTGCGAATAACCTAATTCCTCCATATCTTTTAAAGCAGTTTGAACCTGAAGGTTAGTAAGCATTGACAATGCGTATCTAGATATGCCATTCGGAAATAACTTTGCCAATACTTTTATGTGAGGATACGACGGATTGTAAATAGCTGGTGCAAGCTTTTTAATTTCTCTGTTGTATTTATCAGCAAGACTATTGTTACCACTACGTTTAGCCTCGTCCATTAATTCACGATAACGTTCAATTTTCTTTTCTGTGTCTATCCATACTTTTAATCCCGGCATCTTCTGTAAAGCCGCTTCTTCAACATATGTACGACCACTAGCAAGTTGTTTAATTCCTTGAATAGGTGGGCCAAATCGCCCTTCAATATTTGATTTATATAATTCAGCTGCGTATTTTGCTGCTTTCTCCTGAGTTGATGCATTAGGCTCATTTGTTGCTTGAATATACGGAGCCAGAAACAAACGTTTATATAACGTAAATATTGCTGGCATTTGCCATTGCAATGTATTAGCAGCTCTAACAATGCCAAAGTCTGGATTAGTTGGATCCCACCACTTTTGTTGATCAATACGTAACTTAGAGGCTAGGTCAACACCTTCATCGTTTAATACTGGTGAATTAATTTTCCTCCAATCTAAAAAGTCTACGTACTTACCGTCATTTATTTCATGTAGTTGACGCCGTTCTGCATATATTCCCATAAGTTGCAATACGGCACCAATAACTCCGGCTTGTACAAATGAAGCAATAAATGTATTGCGATGCTGCCGTTGAACATCTTTTGTACGTAAAGTTCTGAACCACTTTTCCTCAGGAGATGTGTCAATGACATCAAATCCAACTCCATATATATCCATGTTCCGTGTTGCTGCACGAGATACATAATTAACTCCTTCTGCAACATACATCTTAGCCATTGATGGAAGATACGTCTGCATCATCAAGGAGTTAAACCAGTTTGGCGATGTGTAGATAGTTCTAAGTGTCTGATTAAACAAGTTTTGATTATCAGACATCATTAAGTTGTTACCAGTTGGGTGTCCGGTTACAACATTCAAAAACGCAGCATAATCGCGCTTTGCTTGATCCCTTTGATAATCGTATGAATAATCGTAGCTTTGATCAACATACGCAGAAAACTCTAAGAATGATTTGACCCTTAAAATATCAGTTGATAACGCACCTGCTCGTTCCCACATATTCACAAATGGTATACGTCTAGCTAATATGCCTTCACCGATATTTTCTGCTTGTGTTGTAGCAATAGGCATTTCAAACGGATTAATTGTTGGGTCAATTAATTTAGCAGCTTCGTAATTCCTGAACCAGTCACCATAGGTTGTTTTCAAGCCATATTCAGCTAAATCATTCCATCCATAGGTTTGATTAACTTGACGCTTATGAATTCCCGGTATTCCATATCCAATAACATTTCCCTTAGTACCATATTTATTAATATAGTTAAACATCTTGGCATGATACTGAGCATCACCCCACGCTAAGTCTGGTCTGTGTCCAAGAGCAAAGTTTAAGAATTTACCAGTGCCAGTAGTCGGTGTACCGAATACTTTTGAACCGGGTAGCCACATGTTTGGAAGAAATGCTGATAAACCCCAGAATTGAGCTGCAAAGTTTTTAGGATTCATAGCAGTCAACCTGTAGTTTTGTAGCATTACACGGGCAAAGTCTCCGCTTAAAATTAATGCTTTAGCTGCAGATGTAAGCTCGTGATATATACCTAGCGCTGTAACAGCACCACGCTTAGTAAATGGATTGTTTAAAAACGGAATACTAGCAACACCACCCTTAGGAACTCCAATTGTAGATGGGTGAGGAGTTGGTGAACCAGTTGGTCCACTTGCACTAAACATTGTTCGTGAAACATATTCATAATCAGCATCAGGGATACTGACATAAATGTCTTGATCTTTAGCAGTTACACCAACTTTAGTAATTGATGGATCAGCTTCACGTTTTATAATGACACGCTTTGGCTGTGGTACAGACAATGCCTTTTCAAGCGCACGTGTTGTAGCAGTTTGATTATATTGATCTCGTAATACTGGATCTTGAGCCTGTTCTGGTGATAAGTCAAACGGCATTTTGAAGTACGCCATTTCCTCCGGTGTCATTTCTTGATTATCATAATGACCCTCTTCAACACCATCACTCATCCACGTTTTAGTTCTATTGTGTTCAACACGTGGATTTTCCATTGCGTCAGCAATACTGGCTTCTTTATCACCTTCTAATAGACGTTGTCGTGCTAAGGTGTCTGTTGCATTTTTTCTTTTCCATGCATTCGGAACCTGTCCACTGTCATCAATTAATGCGCGACTAACTAATAGTTTAGCAATATGCACTTCTCGTGGGACAATTACAGTATTTCCAACAGATTCTTTTGCAGTTTGTTCTAATGATGGATTACTTAAAAATGCTCTGCGTAATAAATCATTGACTGGCTGTTGAAGTAATCGCTGATTATTTACCCATACATCTTGATTTTCACCTGTTATATATCCACTCTTGTATGAATGTTGTAACTCACTCACATTAATTTTTTCGTACTGGTCCCCAAATTGAGTATTTTGATTATTCATTGATTTGCCAGTTTTATTTATGCGGAATATGCGTAGATTAGGAGTAAGCTGTGCTCCATTTTCATCATGAGTGCGATTTTCTATTCCAAATGGACGAACAATGTCTACACTCCCGCTTAAATTCAATGCGTTGCGTTCTTCTGGAGACAAATTTAAATCACGCAATGCATATGGGGTTGGCTCATTTGTTGTTGAACGTAACGAAACTTGACGATTTGGGTTATATAAAGCAAACATCTGACTAAATGGACTAGCGTCAATATATGCCCCAGTGCTTACATCACGAGCAACAGATTCTACAAAATTGCGTGGATTATTTAAATTAACTCTGAATGTTGCTCCATCTGGACTTTGAATAATAACAGACGTAGTATTGCCAGTAGCTCCTCTAAATGACTCTTGGCCATCTAATAACGACCAATCTTTCCATGCATATAAGGCTCTGCCTAACTCACGACTTTGAGCATCAAGTGTATGCGCTACAGCAAGAAATTCACTAAATGCGCTATTTTTAGCTTGTACTGCGAGCCGATATCGTTCGCGTTCCTCAATGTCATACACTATGTCACCGTAGTTATTTACATCAGTATCAGCAGTTAATCTCTGTAAGAACAAACGTTTGCTTTCAACTGAATTGCCATACGCAGCATTCATAAGTGCATCAAGTGTATACATAGCCATTGTAGGCTTAGCGGAATTTAACTCATATGGTGCGTCAATTTTTCCAGTCTCAATAAATGGAGCAAGCACGTTGTTCCATAAATTGTCATACGATGTATATACACTGGTCAGATCACTATTCGATAAAGATAAACGATCGTTACGCAATACCTGCAACATCATGTCACGGACATGATATTCAGATCCGTCATCCAATGTCACTGAATCAGGTATACCAGCAAGTCCAAGCGCTCTATCAATACGTATATTTGGAGATACACGAACATCACCACGAGTATTTAAAGCTACATACGCATCAGCGAGCTTGTTTTTTAAGACGTTTATATCACCTTCATCACCTAGCATTGACTTGAATACTGTATACAAAGCATTCATTTCAGGCGAATCAGGTTCAATTGTCATTGATGTTGTTTGATATGTATCTGCAGCATCGTGCCTAAATAACATCTGTTCTGCAATGTAAGGAGCGAGTACATTGCTTATTTCATCATTCAATGACTGAATGAATCGTTCCCCTTCTTCTGTAAGGACTTGCTCTCCATCAATATCCACACTAAATTCATTGAGTAGCATCTTAGATACAACGGCCTCAAACTGAGCAGCTCCATCTAAAACTAATGGCTGCATAGATGTTCGGCTTGCCTTGATGGCCTTGTATTCTGAGCTTTTAAAGTACGCGTCAAGCGCTTCACCTATAGGTGTTTGAGTACGCAATGTAAATGACTTAGCGTCTCCAGTGAGTAACTTACCTTGCAACTCAACTTGCTTTTTCCACCTTACATTACCAGTAGTGTTATATACAACACGACCTAGTTTTCGCGTAAGGTCATATACAAGAGCAGAAAATTTAGGGTCAAATTCTTGCGTGTATCCTACTAGAATTGGATCATATTGGCTTTGAGCATCTGGGCGTAAAGCACCTTCTCCAACCAAGAATCTAAATTGCGTAGGAAAATTTTGTTGTGACTTTGTTGGCCCACCAACACGCACGACAACAGGAGCCTCAACTATATATGCATACTCATGCTGTCCAGCTACAGCATAGTCTAAAACGCGTGGATTATCAGATTGCACTCTAACACGTGGTTTAAACCATCCATCTTCATCAGCTTCGCCACGAACCCATATATTGTCTTTATCAAAAAACACTGGTTCAAATCCAGCAGCTATTGCTTCATCGAATGTGCGGAATCTCGTCTTAATTACCATCTCTTTGACTTGACCAGAAAATGATCGCGATGGCATAGAGTCTGGAGATGTTACATTTGTATCATTGCGCCCATACTCTGGAAATACCTCTACAGTTGATAACAACTCAGGGTTCTGTACTAAATAAGTACGTAGGCTTCCATTTTCAAATGGCAGCCATGTTGATCCAACTGCATCACCAATTTGACCATCATGTTTAAAGCCAAATCTAAATCGACTTCCAGCAAAATCTCCAATGGTATTTAACGTCAAGCTATCTTCAAGACCTGTAATCAACTGTGTGGGAGACATGATTGCAGATTGTGTTTCTTGACGGTTAGGGATGTTAATTCTTAAGTAATCGTCTTTGCGTAATTGTGCAAATTCAATGGTTCGAGTAAACCCAGTGCGTGGGTTAAGGGCGTTTAATGTAAATTGCTTTGGATTATGAACGCGCGTGAATTCGTATTTTTGTATAGGAACACGTGAGTACCAAGCAGCATGTGGTGTACCATTAACGTCTTTAACTATGTCTAATGGTCGTTTGTTTGATATCTGTCGCATTACATAACGCAACGTTGATCGCATCTGCTGGAAAACTTCAAGCGTTGCCATGTCAACAGAAGCAGCAGCATTCTTTGAAATCGGGACAGTGTAGTCCGAGATGAAGTTCATCATACTAGTAACGAACTTCTCGTGACCATGTGCTATCCAACCCTCAGAAAGATCCTGCCCATTAAACATTAATCCCTTAAGTGGAGCTAACGCTTCATTAAGTGGCAATGTAGATGATTCTTTTGCTACACGGACTTGCAGGGCTAACGCTAACTCTGCGTTGTTGCGTTTGTCTAACACTTTCTGTATCTCTGCAATTTTTGTAGGTATTGCATCACGCAACATCCGGTTCTCTTTGCGAGCTGGAGCAAGGACCTCATTCAAAGCATCTACAGCCAATCCGCCCTTAGCAGATAACTGATCCATAAATGCAACTTGAGTCACATCATCCATACCAGTAAACAACGGATGGAACATCTCATGAACTAGTGTAAGAGTAGAACGATATTTACTGTTTCCATTACTACCAATATAAAGTAGTGACCCTAACGCCTTTTTCTGATTTGTTTGCAACGTTTGCGTAAATCCATACACGTCACGCTTATCAACAAACAAAGTTGCCTTAGCGTTTGCAGTCTCTAATATCTCGTCATTAACTAAATAAATTTTGTTGTGCGACGTATAATACTGCTTCTTATATTTAGCAGTTAAATACGACATGATGTACGTTTTTTGAGATGGATCCAATTCTGACAAGAAACGTGTAGCTAATGTAGTTGGCTCCATCAGCCTATTAATGCTTTGCTCACCAATGCCTAATACGCGCATTGCCTCAGCAATGTCCAATTTAAATTCATTGCTATTTGAGTTAATCTTTACCTCTAAGTGATCAACTGCAAACGAATTGGCATGTATGTCATATAAATTAGCTAAGTTATCAGCTAATTGTTGTATTGCAACTCTTTCCATCTGCTGTTTTGTTTCAGCAGAACGTCTTGCATCACCAGTCTCACCCATAGCATATTCGTTATATGCGTCACGAGCACGAATTATAGCTTCAATGATTGGCTTTTCTCGCTCAGTTGCCGATTCGATTGGTGGAAGTTGATTATTGATAACATCATCGTAAAGAGTAACTAATTGTGCAGCCGTGTCAATAGGCACGTCAGACATACGTAACGGAAGGTGAGCTAAACGAATTTGTGCATGATTAACAACTGGGTCATTAGATGTTGCTGCATATACAGACGCATCATCATTGCCAGATTTAAACTGAATACCTTTTGCATTTAACGTTGAAAGTAGTCTTCTTGTTGTAAATGCGGGGTCACTAGATAGACGTAAGTCATATGAGGAACCAATTTGCGCTGATAATGGCGTATCAACCAATGCCCTATTTGTTTCTGGATTCAGCATGTTAATGATCGAATCAATTAATGCTGTCTTTTCCTCTTGGTTTGTAATCCTAATAATGCTCTTAAGGCGCTGGCGTAGATTATCGTAATAATTTTCAACAGTTTTGCCCGTAAAACTTGAAATCGTAGGCATTGTTTCAAGTTCGTATATAGCAGCTTCAACAGCTATTTTTAATTCCCTGTTGGCACGTGGCAATACATCTGTTTGCAATTTACGTAATGCCATACGCGTAAATTTACGAACATATGTTGCAGAATCATCATCCATAAGCAAGTTAATAAACTTGCCTTTTGCGTTCTTAAGCTTCTCCGCCATATATGTTGGATCTGCATAAGAATCCGATATAGCCTTTTTTATAGCTGTTTGATTTTGCTCTAAAGAATTTACAGCCGCCTCAATATCAGCGTACTTAAAATTACGTGCGAGCATAGTACGCATCAGCACGCGCATACCAGCAAGATTTTGAGCCGTATACGCAACAATGCTTTGGTCCTCAGGCTTTTCAATTGTAATCATTCCACCAAAGCTGTCTGGAGACGAAATTACTTCTGCAGCTATTTGCGGAACATCACTGACAAACCTTTGCACGTCAGGATCCATGCTGTCAACAGATACGACCATCATGTCGTCATCAGTTACATTTACAGGCTCAGATTTATTTGATGGATTTAATGCATCAATAGACGCAATGGATTTTGCTACTTCTGGACTGATTTTGTATTTTTCTGCAAATACCTCAGGAGATAAAGAACCTGACTGCAATTCAATAACATCAGCCATAGACGCTGAAGCAAACGCTTCAGATTCTGCCATTCCAGAGCGTAATCGACGAACTTCATCCGTTGCTAGAATATTGCGCACTGATGAATCTGTTGTCAAGCTGCTAGAAATTTCATTTGTGACTACACTGTTACCTCTAGATAAACTCATATACATCTGATGTAAAGCGAGCATATCTACTATAGATATTGACGATGGGTCTAATTTTTGTAATTCTGTTTTTAACTTTACACCAGCTGAATCAAGACGGTCGTATAACGTACTAAGTGCAGTAACTGATCTTTCAGCTGCTTTCTGCGCGTCCGTAAGTTGTCCCTGCAATACTTCGCGCTGCCTAATTAGTTCGTCAAGATTACCACCGGATCTACGAGCCTCAGCTAACTGTTGATCTAATTTACGTAATTCATTTCTCCAGATTTCAACATCTTCATCTGGAACTTTACTAACTTCATCTGCTATTGCAGATGCATCACCTTCAGTGTCGGCCCTTGCTCCATCTCTATCAAACTCATTAGATACAACCTGTATGTCATCAATGGATATGATTCGCATTCGCAAATCAACAATCCTAGACAAAAAGTCATCAATGGCTTCACCTAAAGGTGTTGTCTCTTTAAATCCTTCAATGCTTTGCCCAAATATATCTGTTCGGACAAAAGACTCGTTTGTTTCGTCTATGAGTTGCGTTTCTGGTTGCATTTGACGCAACATTTGTAATGTAGTTGTAGTTAATTTAAAAATAGAATCAAATTCTTCAGCTATTAACCTGTCACGTTCTGAATACAATGCGCGTTTTGCTTCTACATCATCTGGGTTTTCACGTTGAAGGCGTTCAATTCTGGCACGTACATCACGCACCTTAGGGCTATTATCTATACGGCTTTTTAAATTTGTGAATGATCGATCTAAGCCAAATAATTGGCTTGCTTGCTTAGCAAAGGTTTCAAACAAGGCAATGTGTTTTCGTTGCTGAGCTTCAGATAATGTCATGCCACTTTCTTTGACAAGATTACTAAGCGACTTGTCGTAGTGACGTTCAGCACTAAGTGCCTTTAAGTTAGCTGGTTGATCCTCTGCAATAACTTCGCCATTAACGGTAATATCTTGTCGCAACCTAGCTTCACGAGGCCCATCACTGTCATATTCAGCCAGCGCTTCCATGTCACTAGGTAGTAACATGTCGAGTTCTTGGACTACAGATGTAATTTTTCCAATAGCGTTAGACTTTTGTTCTGTCGAAAGATTTGGGTTCTCCTCAATAGCACTGATGATTTGATCGTGAAAAGCCCGTAATTCTGGCGCATACGAAATGTTATTTGTCTGTTCAGTTCGCCCTTCGGAGTCACGCATAAAATCGCCAGATGAAATCTTATTGTTGATTTGATCAACAACAACTTGAGGCAAGAATGTGTCATACATGTACGACATAGATTCATTCTGGAAATTTATCGCCTCTAACCTATTAGTCCGTAATCCACGTCGCACCATTGCTCTAGTAGTGTCATTAGCCATATGGAATAAGAACTCTAGTCCCGCATTACGCAAGCGAGCATATACAACATCAGACATCTTATACTTTTGTGATTGTCCTTCTACTTCAACCTCACGAGTTGAAGTAATAAGATCTCGAATGTCTTTTATGGCTTTATCAAACTTTGATTCAGAACCCCAGAAATCAAGAATTGAATCAGGGAGAATACTGTCACCGCGAACAAGACTTCTAATACCAGCATCTTGTGCGGCACTTATTGCTCTGCCTAATGTTGCTTGAGCAGCGTGATTTGCACCTGACAACTTTGTCACGTGCCATAGATCTTGCATGTAATAGAATACATGTGGCGCAATACCACGTAAGTTTTGCGCAAATTCTATAACCTTAGATTTACTTAAGTTTGCAATGTCTGCATCTAAACTACGAACAGAAGCCTTAAATAAATCTTCATCAGACATTGACTCAGCTCGCATCATAAGCATGTTCATGCGACGAGCAATCTGAAGCATTCCAGCTTTTTGTGATATAGAACGCGGAGCTGCTGCAAACCTAGTGCCATTAATTGCTGCTACGGATGCCCAAATAGCATGAACTCCATACAGCGTCTGATTAAACCCTCGACTTGTAAATACCTCGGTGGCTTTTCTGAGTTTAACAACAGGCACTTCTTTTCCCGGAGCCATGATGTCATTCATGACCTGTGCCATTACGTCATAAACACCTTCCGGTGTGTTACGCGTAGCCCATTCTATTAATCCTAATTGAATACCTTCAACAGTAGCCCTACTATTAACAATCGCATCAAGCACAACCTCAAAAATCTTTTCTGGGGATGCGTTAGCTATTTCCTGCTTGCGATCTACAGTTTCGGTAGCAGTAAGTAATCGCGCAATAGCCTCTTCATCAGAAACTGTCATTTCAACTGGACGTAATGGATTCTTGTTGTTGCCAGCAGAATATTCGTCATACTGCCGTTGTAATGCTTCACGACTGATATTCTTATCGGAAAGAATAAATCTGTCTGCTGAAAGCGTATATGCAGCACCAGTAGGATCAGTAATATCTTTTACTGTAGCCATACCGTTATCTGCTTTTATTACAACTCCTTCGGTTACATCATTTGGGTTAGTTTCATCACTGGCAAACAATACGCGATCACCAGCTTTTAACTCAACATCATTTACATAACGACCTGTTTGTGGATCTAAACGTAATGCCTTATCGCCAGTTAATCTATTTCCAGATATTTCATCAATAAGCACCGACATAATTTCTTGAGCTTTGACAGCATCGGGTGCATCTGACTCTAATATCTCACGCACTACTCCTTGTATTTCAGTAGGCATTTCAACACGTGAGCGTGTGCCAAGGTTGTGAACATCGGCGTCAATATAACCTTTTCCATTTTTAACAAATGACTCAGCCTGTGCGAGCACGGTCCTTGTTTGTAATTCAGGTGTTTGAGCAATATCGGATTCAGTAAGCGGAGAAAGCTTTTTATTTCCACTTTCGGTAATCCGACCTAATGCTACACCGCCATCAGGTAATTGGTACAAACCAATTGGAGTTTGTAATCCTATAGTGTCAACAAGTCGGCCATTAACCTGCTCATTTGTCGTAAATTGGATTCTACTTGGGAAGTTTTCGCTATCACCAATGTCAATAACGGATTCTTTATTTGCGACATCACGACGCATGCCAGTTCGACTATAGACTTCATTTAAAGCGTTTAGTAACCCCTGAGTTCCGGGTATTCCTGATAAATCTTTTTGTACTTCTTCAAACGATGCATACGTGTAAGTAACATCTGTAACTCGTTCGCCATTACGACCAGATGTGCCCTTTGATTCTTTTACTATAATTGTGCCGTCAGGACGGATGGCGCCAATGGCTTTAGATACACCATTGCGTATCCACATGTTATTTCTAGGAGAAAACTCAGACTTAAGTGATCGCATGACATTTGTCAAACGCTCAATTCGTGCATTAGCTCCTAACTTATCTTGATTGATTGAGTCAATAATACGTACGTCTTCTAACCCAGCTTCACCGCGATGTAAAGACGCGTCACTAAATCGTTTGTTATAGACAATGTATTCAGGTTGTCCATCTTGCTCGCCAATTTTAATAGCGTAAAACTTTTTGTCTGGCTGTTGCTCTATAGCAGCTTCATCTCCAGCATACTTTGCACCACGCTGCATCATGTCGTATTCGGCAGCAATTGCTGGTTCAAGTTGACGTGCTAATTGAGCAACGGCCTTCTTGCGGAATGCAGGATCAATAGGAAACAAGTTTTTATTAACTGTCATTTGATGTAATGGGCTATCAAATGGCAAACTCTCATTATCTCCACGAACGCGCATTTGTTTAATTACGTCATCAGCGGTGGCCGAATTGACACTTTTCCCATTCAATATTTCAAAAAATATTTGATCAAGTGACTTTACTGTTGGAGCAGATCTATCCTGTTGCTGAAACTCTTGTGCTGCCATTTCATACAGCATTGACGTCACCCGTTGTAAGTCTTGTGTGTTTGCACTACGACCACCACGTAAAGTCTCATAACGGGCGTTTACACCCAACGCATGGAAAGATGCATTGTCAATTGCATCCATTGCAGCAAATCTTGCCTGACCCTTAATATCGGTGCTGCGATTTAAGTTATTAGCAAACAGTGGTTGCAGTGCCTTGTGTGGTCTTACTGCAACTGCTGTCAATAATGCAGTTCTTGCCCACTCTTTAGCAGTTGGTGCTTGTACATTCTCATAATACTTAGATCCCCATGACCTTGCTATTGGGTCAAATACGTTTGTTAAACCAAACGCAACGTCAGGAAGTACTTCGGATTGTAAACGCGTATATTCATTAAGTAAGTTTCGACCTTCTACTGATGCTGGATTTACCTTCGCTATTCTTCCAAATGCACCAGCCCTGCCCAATTGCTTGCTAAGTTTAAACAGTTTTCCAGCATCTTTATATAAGCTTGGAGCACCCAGACCAAACATGCCAAGGGTCATAGCCATGTTTTGCGTCTGCATGTCTTCGTCTTGATTTATTTCTTGGCGTAATTGATACTCACCCGGAGCAGAACCTACTCGCTGTGCAGCTTCCAATGGATTTGCAACATCTTGTAGGACTTGATTATCAGTACCTGCTCCAACAGCACCAACTATGGAAGGTAATACCATTCCACTTGCGCGTACAGCATTTAATTGTAAGCTGTTTTGTATAACAGGCATAAACACTTTAGTTACAGCATTTCCAATAACTTGCATGCCGTATAAATTTGCCATTGCCAGAGGAGCTTGCTGTGTCGTATTTAAAGCAGTTATACGTGCTTTCTGTCGCTCAAGATTCTCAGGGTCTCCCGTTAAATCGCTATACCATTGGTTAATACCTAATTCATCATATACACGCTGTTTTTCATCTGCTTGAGCTTTGGCATCCTTTTCAGATTTTCCTAATCCACCAGCAAATTGGCTTACTTTATTTCCGATGTTTCCACCAACTACAGCAGGTGATGCAACTGCTTGTGTAGTACCAGCAGCTGATCCAGAGAACGCTTCAAGAAATGGATCGATATCTTCGCCTTTTTTCGCTTTATCTTCTAGGTATTTAGTTAATTGTTCTTCCCATCCTTTTTGGCCAGAAAGGCGCATAGCCATACCCATAGGAGTAGTAGCTAAAGACGCCATGCTTCCGTACACAGTGCCAGCGGTAGCTTTTGCACCAGCTAATCCTTCTGTCAACCAGTCAGGTGTCTGTCCTCGTTTAAAGGATTCTTTTCGTAACTCATATCCTAATTCATCTTGTGTGTCGCGTCTTTTACGTGCCACCTGACTAGGATCTAATCCAGCCTCTCGGCCTGATACAGTTTTGGGACCCTGTGTTTTTCGGGCCTCCATTAACTTTTGACTAAACTGATTTACTAAATTATCTCTAGTCCTCTTGTCAATAAATCCCTGTCGAAAACCTTCTTCAATTTGTCTCTGTGATTGATTATTTAAAACGGATGTATAACTTGGACCACGTAATGCACTGACAATAGGGTCAAGTGTATTACGTTTATACTCTTCGCTTTTGCGTTGAGCCTGTGCAATTGCGCGAGCATTTTGTTGTGGATCAAAAGCTGCCCCATATTTAAATGCTCGTCCTCTGATATTCTTTCTTAAGTCATCGTCAATCTGCATCTTGTTAAGCAGAAGCTGATACATTTCAGATTCTGGATGCCAATTACTAATATTAAAAAGATCTTCGTTAGGCCTTGCTTGCATATATAGTTATATCCTTATTTTCCCTTCAATAGTTCAGCTAATTGATCTCTGTCTTCTCTTAATGACTGAAGTAATTTTACATCGTCGTCATCTTTTAACAGTGGTGTTCCGCCAGCGCCATCTTTTTTAGCGGCTACTTTTTCATCTTGCAACTTTATTCCAGCCTCAAGACCACGTAAACGACTAACTAAAATAGACCTTGCTTTTTTGCTTCCGTAATTATTTACAACAGCGACCGGATTGGAAAAATCGGTAATTACATGCTTATCAGTCTCTTTAATCATTGTTGATGTAGTAGTGTCTACAATACGCTTGGCAACATCAATAGGTATACGTTGTTTAGTTTTTGGTGAACTAAATCCAATTTCTTCTAGTGTAGTAGGATTACCAGCAGCTAGTGTGCCGTTTATTCGTTTCATTTCATCTGTATACATACTGTCTGCGTTTTCTATTTTGCTAGATATGTACGTCATTGTTGCTTGGCCAGCCGTTTTTGCAGCTGCTTGAATTTGTCCATCCTTGCTCAAGCGAGCAATTGCCAATTGATTTTCTCTGTTGAGTTTGTTTTGAGTTGCCTCAAAAGCTCTATCAGCCTCAGCTTTAATTGCAGCATAATTTTCTTTTACGGCACTAGCCTGTTGAGCTGTCCAATCAGATACCGTCTTTGGATCTACAGCAATAAATGGCATCATTGCAGCTTTTAATGCAGCTCCACCATCAGCTGGTGTCTGTGGATTTCCATCAGCATCTAGTGGCCAGTTTGCTGGATCGTCACCAATGAGACCTCTTTGCAAGTCTGCAACAGTGCGTCCCATTTGTCGAGCAGTCGCTTGAAATGCTTGGCCAATAGGACCGTACATACCTTGCACAACTTTTCCGTAATCAATCGATGGAAGTGGTGCATTTGGATCAATAAGCCCTTTGTTGTTTAATTGAACGCGACCAAGGCTCTGCGGACCAACTAACGATCCAAGATTTCTCCCCTTAAGACCTTCCATCATAACCTTGTATTCGTCAGGCGTTAATTCGTGATCTTTTCCGGGAGCGATTGACAAACCTAATCCAGACAGATACGTAGATAATCCAGCATCTATACCTACATTTCCATTTGGAAGTTGAACAGGAGCAGATGGTGGTGCTGCCTGAGTTTGTTGGTTTCCTATTAATCCTGTTGGCTTCACTGCGCCAAGGTTACCTGTTTGTACATTTTGAGCATTAAATGACGTCATTGGCAGTCCAGTTGCAGGAGATTGTTGCGCTCCGGGCAATGTAAAACCTGACCGAGTAGGTGCTCCAGATACATTAAAACCACCACTCTGTGTCTGTGATGGGGCATTTTGCACCTGTGGCTGTGAAGCATCTTGCCCAAACATCATCAGTTCATCAATCTGTTCTGGTTTTAAACCAAAGGTAGACAATGTTTGCTTGTATTCGTTTTTGCGGCGATTTACATCACGTCGAATAAGATTAATCTCAGCAAGAATAGACTGTTGTTTTGCAGGATTTCTTTCAGAAGAATACGCAGAAATAAGTTTTGGTAAACCAGCTTCTGCTGCTGCTATCTGATCTGCTATTGGCTTACGTGCGTTTAAGGCGCGAGTGTATGGGTCATTTGCTTGTTTTTGTGTATCTAACGTTATCTTATTCAAATCGAACTGTTGATCAGCAGCACGTTTTGCTTGAGCAGCAGCGTCTTTTTGCAACTGAAACGCATCGCGCTGTTGTTGCTCTAGGCGATTCTGCCTATTAAATTCATTATTCTCTTTAGCAAACTGCAAACCCATTTGCGCAGTTTGATCCTGATATTGACGCCGTTCTTGCTTCCCTTTATCAAGACCTGTCAAAAAACCTAATAAGCCACTAACGCCAGATTGATTGAATGTCATTTGTTTTTCCTAACCTGTCGGATAATTACCACTAGGGAATATAGGGTTGTTTAACCTATTAATTTGCGCGTCGATTAATCCTTGGCGCTGTTTAAAGTCTCTGTCAGCACTCATGCCTGATAAATAACTTCCACCAAGTTGCCCGAACATTCCAGCAATTTGATCACGTTGATTTTGTAATGCTGCGTCACGTTGCATTTCAGCTTGAGCTTCAGCTTGATACTGGCCATATAAATTATTGCCAGCATTTTGCGCATTACCAAAAGCTGTGTTAGCAGCACCTTGATAAGTCCCATACCCTTGACCTGCCAAACCTAATGCTTGCTGACGTCGTGCATCTGCACCCATTGCATACTGAACTGCACCCTGCGACAATGCAGTTGAAATTGGGTTGTTCCAGAAATTATCTGTCATCATAGTATTTGTCATACCGTCACCCATATTCAACGCATTACCCATAGCGTTATAACGACCTTGAGCTTGGGCTGCATTTGCAGTTATATTGCCCATTTGTGCTCCAGCTTGTCGCAACATATTATTAGTGGCATCTGGGTTATTTAAGCGTTCCATTTCATTTTGTAAGCCACGGGAGTACATACCGCTAAATCTGTTTGCTGTTGATTGATTTTGTTGTCCTAATTGATTTTGTTGATTTTGGTAGTTTTGGTTATACATTCGCTGTTGCGATAATTGTGCCTGATATGGATTCGATTGCTTTTTAAATAACCCACCAGCAATCTGACCTAAAAATTGACTTCCTAAACCTACTGCTAATTGAGGTGGCATTTTATTTCTCCTACTGTAAAACGTACCATATTCCAGCCCCAGTTGCGTCTGTCTGAGCTACTAGAGTCACTGTTTCGTATTGTGCTACTGGCCATGCTTTTGCTGTCGCTTTTCCTAAAGTATCCCCAGATTGAACTGCAGCACTAACTTGATTAGCTGTTGAATCTGTTTTGATTATATGTACAAATTGCCCATTAGCATAGTATGCACGTGGCAATGTAATAACAATGGCAGCAGAAGATGCATTGGCACTAACAATTAATTGACCAGTGTCAACTGTCAGGCTAGATGATACAGACAGTGGCGTAAAGTTTGCTGGTGGATATTCTGGAGGAAATGCTCCTGATTTTTGCACAGTAGTTTCAATAACACTACTTTTACCCGGACCGGAGATAGTTCCCGGTTTTGGTGCTGGGCTTTGTGGCGCACCGCCACCAAATGTAGGCATTACCCTCTCCTCACTCCACTCTCTGTAGACATTACGCCTAGCGCATGTACTTCTATTCTGCTCGTAGCATTAGTTCCGGACAGTTCTACTTCCAACCACGTTCCGCGTAACTCATTTGGTATCTGCCTAAACCCAATAGCCTTGTCTTGATTTGCTAAAGTCGTGTAATTTCCAGAAGCACTAATAGATTTATTGTTTGTTAATTTCCATGTAAATGTTGTAATTGATGGTGTGTAATAATGGACGTTCACCTGATGTGGCCTATTAGTTCCGTAGTAAGCAACTCCTTCAGCATAGGTTTGACCATATCGACGCGTTGTTAATTTCCAGTCTATTCCTTGTGTTGCTCCAGAATATGTAGGTCTATCTGAAAAACCTTCTAGTCTATATATTTGACCACTTGAAGAGCCAACATACATATCTGCGACATCATTAGTGGATGTACAGGATACAGCACTTGTGGCATACATTTGAGACCCGCCAAACGCTGGCAACTTCCATTTAACCCAGCCTGTGGTTCGTGTGTCATATATATAAATAACACTATTTTGATTATTTGTAGATGCACCAGCTATTGGTGCAAATACATATAATCTGCGCTCATGAGGCAGTAATACTATGTCACTATATGCTGCAGCTCCGATGTAATTAACTGATCCTGTTGGGCCATAGTCCATTGACCTTGGGTTAAGGACTCCTTCTAATGGCAAACTAATTGGTTCAATTTTTGTTCCGTTCATTACACTAATGCCAAAACTAGATACGTGTAAAGCTTGACCAACTAGACTGGCAGCTCCTTTACTTGCCAATAAACCAGCTCCCGGTTCACGTATAAACTGTTGAGCTTGAAATGAAGTTGGATCAAAACCAACAATTGGAACAATACTGTTTTCTCTATACGCAATAAGTATTGCCGACGTATCTCCACCAGCAGCTACTATTCCATCAGCAGCATATGAAATAAGATTTACTACTTTCTCATTATCATCTTGCGATCCGATCGTCATAAATGCGCCTTTTATTGCCATAAAAGGATCTTGAACATTAGGTATGTTTGTAGTGTATACACCATACTCGTTGTCCTTATTTAACGGCCATGTCGCGTATATGCCATTGTCTTTAGATGTAAATAGTCGCTGTTTATGATTTGCTATAGTAGACAAGCCAACTGGAAGCTGATCTCTTCCAGAATGATGGAACATACCGGGACGACCAACATTAGTTGGATATAAAATATCGGTATCACGCACATCATCATAAATGGTGTAACTTGCTGTGTTTGTAGACCAAGTTACATCGAATGTTACACTTCCACTATTTACTAGTGTTCCAGTTGTATAGTCAAAAATCTTTGCATCCTGATTTGTATATGATCCAGCAATTCCTAAGTTGATTGGTATCATGGCAACAAGACGCGGCATTCCATCAGTAAATATTGTGTCGCATCGTCGATAAATTAAAAGATAATCATATAAATAATCAGTTGTTGATGTACGCAATCCAGTATCAGTAAAAGTAATACGCCCCTTGCTGTAGGCAACTGACGATTCAATATCTGGACTAAATTCACTAGATAGTGTTTCAATACCCTCTCCGGGTGGAGCTGTTATGTTGTATGCACTAGTAGCCCTCCATGCAACTGGAGCAGATTTCCACCTAGTGTAAATGTATTTGTACCTATTGTCTGGCGTTAATCCACCTTGTCTTACAACATCTCCTAACGCAATAAGAACGGCGTCATTTGGTACATTCTCAATGTCTTCATCAAATCGCAAGTATATTGCAGTAACAGCATCTCTTACTGCTCCGGGAATTGGAAACAGTTGAAATTCCAAGAATCGTGTTTGCGGATTGTAAGCAGCTTGGCCAGTCCAGTTAATTGCTCCGCCTTCTTGAATGCCAAGACTAATAGGTATTTCAACAGTCCTGATATTTGGATGCAATTCTGCTCGTATGCCAATTCCTTTATCATTAGATAAATCAGGATTTCCTGTAATCGCTAATTTAATTAGGCGATTCTGCATATATCCGCCAAATTGACCTTTAATATTTGTATTAATTTGAGCAGCTTTAAAACCAGCTAATCCGAGATCAGTTGTTGTAGCATTGTCATTAGGACTACAAAGCATACTGAACAAATAAACACCATCGATTAAAATACCGGGGTCATTATCTCTATTCCAACCACTATTTGACAAGGTAACCTGCAACGCTTGCAATGTTCCTTCAAATTCACGGAAATCTACTACATACTCAAATTGAACCCAGTCGGCTGTAGTTTGTTTTGGTGGAGCGTCGGCAGTTGCGGAAAATGATGCAATTTGGTTATTAGTTGTAATTGTAGTACTGCTGTGACCTGTTACTGTTACATTTAAATATTGACCATTAAATGGTTTTGCGTCATCGTAATTCATTAAGTAGAACGACAATTTAAATAAACCGTTAGTTTTTGCAGTACCTCCATTTTGAGAATAAGTAGGCAAACTTGTTACATTTTGCTGAATGTAGTCTGTTGATTTGTCAATGTGCGCAACATTACCTGTTGTACGCCCATCAGCACCTGTACTTACAGTTCCCTTAGATCCAGCCCATGGTAGTGCTTTTATGTTTACTAGTTGACCAGTGTTAGTACCAATAGATGGAGTTCCTGTTGTATTCCAGTTAGCACACGTAGTTGCTGTAGCTGTTCCAAATATTGGATTCAATATGCGATTGTCGGAAGGCAAAGAACTACTAAATGTAGCTTGAGCTGCACTATCGCCATACGTGCCAGAAGTGTATGTTTTGATTGCCTTGACAATGCCTACGGCATTTGGCTTAGTAGATGTTGGACCAGAAACACTTGGCAAAGATGCAGCAATAGTTCCATTAGTACGAAATAAAGAAAACGTAGATCCACTACCACCAACACCATATATGTATCTCCCATACTGTGTCATTCTTACTAGTTTTCCAGATGACGGAAAACTAAATGATAAGCCTGTTGTTTGATCTGTTAACTCAGTTTCAATTGCTGGGGTTGCGGATGGATCAGATGCATATAACTTTCCGTTTTTTGCATATATCAACTTACTGACAACAGCTGAGCTTTTTAATGCAGTAAGCTCGTAGACTGGATTTGCAATGAATGTATTCATTATTCCACGGAAACCGTTCCTTAAAACAGGTGAGTTTCCATCAATCATCATGTTTTCAATATTTTGCGCATAACCATCTTTAAGTTTATTGGCTTGAATTCGTGTGTCCATGCCAATCCACGTCACATCACCCAATACATAGGTTTGCTGATTGTTCATTGCTTGTTTAGGCATTACAAACATCCCATCCTTTTGAATCGCTTTGGCAATGTTTCTGTTTTTAAAGCAGTATCTGCCAATGTAACATCTCTTTCAAACTGTCCGTTTGTTATATTGATAACATCATACTCCGCATTACCCGGAAGTACTTCTGATACGTTTCGCAACCTAAAAACAGGAAGCGTAAATGGTAAATCATATTTCTCAGTAGATTCTGCACAGAACGGAGAATACTCCGTGCCGTCAATTAATGGCATTACGTTTTCGTAATTGTCATTTATACACGTCTCAACATAGTAATTGCGAGTAATTGTTACAGGTGTTTCGTACACATCTACATGACTTGGTGTGTTTTCCCATGAGCCATTAGTAATATTTGTAATTTCATAGTCAATTAAAATTGGTGGATCAGAACCAAATATGTGCAATCTAAATGATGGCAATGTAAATGGAAGATCGTATGTACCATATGAGTCAACACATGGAGGCAACACTTCCCAAGCGCACGTAAGATTTAAAATATTTTCGTAGTCAGGGCATAAACATTCAGGCGGAACATAATAATCTGCACTCAAGGAGGCAATTGCTGTAATTGCTGACGATCGAGTAAAACCCGGAGCTGAAGGATTTATGTTAATTGAAAATACATTAGCTATGCCACGAATCAAAACTGTTCCATTAAATTGAACTGCACTATTAATAATCGCCACACCAGTTAGTGGTGTTACAAAATATGTAGGATTGACAATTAAATAATTACTATTTATTGCGGCATTAATACGAATAGTAATGCTTACACTGAAAGACGCAATCCTAGATGACAAAGATGAGGCACCACGTATTAAACATGTTGGCGCAATGTTATTTTGTATTAAATATGATGCAGTACATACTGCGTAACACTCAATATGTAATTGAGCAAATTCAATTTGCAACAAGCTGTCAAGCGTTGCATTCCCAATAATTAAACAGTTGGCATCATAGCCAATTTCTTCATTAGGTTCTAACCTAGAACGACCATTTATTGCAGAATTTACTGGTATGTCTGTTTGAACAGTTGGTGTTGCGTTTATTACAGCATAGCCACTGATTGATGATGAACTGCTATACGTAACTACCGAGCTGACTATTGCGTATGCGTATAAGTCAGAATTTGATGGTCGTGTAAATGACGACTGTAAAGTAGCGTTACCATAGATATTACAGGTTAAAAATCGGGAATACGTTGAATCTAATCTAGCATATCCAGATAACTGCGTATTACTACCAATGCCACCAACGCTATTAACAACAGCATATGCGGAAATAGAACTACTATTAAATTGCGTAAATGTGCTATTAACTACGGCATAACCAATTACACCAATAAAGGATGGTCGATCAATGGTTGCGCTAACTGTTGATTTACCAAGTATGTCAATTTGCACATTGACATTTGTAGGTGGTGCATTAGTTGTATATGCATATCCAGATATTTGTGCAGATACAGAATACGAACCTGGAGCACTTAACGTGGATACTCCGCGTATGTCCGCAATACTGTTGTATGCATTATCAGCAATAAGTAATCCGCGCCCATTGATTGCAGTAGTGCGTTCAAATGTGGCAGAGCTATTTACTATTCCGTATCCAGTTATACTAGATGCTGCATCACGCGTTATATTTGCACTGAGATTTGCCGTACCAGTAAGTTGCGATGACGCAGATGATAAAGATGACCCACTGGCTGTAACTAATGCATATGCAGAAATAGATGACGTTGATTGCCAGTTAATACTTGCACTAAGCAAACTATAGCCACGGATGTCGGAAGATAATAGGATGACCACATTTGATGACGTGGTTGCAACACCACGAATATCAGAAGACCCAACGTAATTACCGCTTGACGTTACGACGCCATAACCAGTTAATGATGAGGTGCCATTCCAGTTATATGCACCCGACATTGTGGCCACACCAAATATAGATGATGACCGTAGATTATCTATTGTTGATGTTGCTGTTAGTTGAGCATAACCACTAAGTGCTGATGTTTTATCAAGTTGTATAGATCCTTGAAGGAGTCCATATCCAGATATAGAAGTAGTTGCCGCATATGATCCATCAGCTTGTAATGTCGATTTACCAAATAAATCTGCGGTGGCAATACGTGTAATGTCTGCTTGTAATCTTGCATACCCAGAAAATGAAGATGTTGAATTAAAAATTACACTGGATGAAAGAGTGCTAACAGCTCTTATGTCTGATGTTAACTGTATTACTGGTTGCGCTTGTAATAGCGCTTTTCCAACTGTCTGACTTTCTCCTACGCGGGTAACTGTTCCAGATAAATTACTGTAAGCAGAAATAGAACAGGTACGCGGGAAACTGACATTAGCAGAAAGGGTACTAATGCCATTAAGGCTTGCTGATACCGCGTAGTTTCCTGTTAGCGGAGCAGCAAGCCTTGCAGCAATGAAGGCTATAGTTATATAGCCAGCACTATTTGGTATAGCCACAGTATTAGTCTAACTGTACTGTAATTGCTCCAGCCGCAAACGTAATGGACTGTCCACTATTAAGTGTAACCGATCCACCAGTTAGCTCACCGTAGTACAACAAACTAGTGTCAGATGAAATTGTTGCACTTAACGTAGCGCTAGTACAAATTGCAATTCCTGTAATGCCAGCAATAGTTCCTGTGGCACTAAAAGAGATTGCGTTAATGTTTGCTAAAACTGGAGTGGCAGCGTCAGCATCACCAGTAGATCCCTGTTTTTGAAAACATTGAGCTGCTGTTGCTGTAAATGCAATGCGGGATGTGTATCCAGATCCAGATGTAACTTCCGCCACTGTACTGTCAGTTAACGCGTTTGTTAATAACGCGAGATAAAGTGTTGCTCCACCAGTTGCCGTAAATGCTACACCACGAAGAGTAGAGTTTAAAACCTTTGCCTCTAAATGGTTAGCGAATGCTGTATTTGCCATGTCAACCTACCTTTACAATTGGAGATGCTGATCCGCTAGTTGTTATGGTAGCAGACCAAATCACAGTCGTATCAGATTCATTATATACATCAACTTGAGATCCTGTTGAAGCATCAATTTTATTACGCAAAATGCGTAACGCATTCCTGACCGTTCTGTCCGACGATGTAGTAGACGTCTCGTTTCCTGAGCTGTCTAACTTCCGGGCAAGGATACCATCTGCAATTTCAGCAACTGCCGAGGCAGATAATTCAGCGTTGGTAATAGCATCAGTTGCAATTGCATTTGCATCAATTGCTCCTGCTGCAAATGAGGTGTTACTGATAGCTGAAGAACCAACAGTTCCGATTGTCTGACTGGACGAGATTGTGGTTCCAGTGAGTGCTAAAGCTGTAGTTGGAGAACCTACGTTAGCCCAATCAATGCCAGCTTCTCCACCAGTAGTAACATCAAGTTTACGACCAGCTGTAGTTGGATATAAAGCTGCTTGATTCCTAAGTGTAAACCTACCAACACATGATCCAACTACACTTACAGAATCAACTGTACCAGTAGTTATCACACACTCAAATGATGAACCATCAGAATAAAATGTACCATCCAATGATGTATCGATTTTTACATGATTCAAACCAGTGACAGAATCAAAATCAACAGTTAATGTTACTCCAGTAGTCGATTGCGTAATACTGTCATCTTTATACACAGAAATTGCAGGTGTACCTGCTAATGTAAAACAAGCTCCTGTGGATGGTCTAAATGTTGTAAATTTGAAATTAATAACATTGGTTGTTGCGTAGTCGCCAAGATATTTACTCATCCTACATAACCTCCCAATGGATTTGCAGCTAATCCAGCATTAATAGGATTGTCCTCAGTAGATCCTACTGCTGGTGGTGATGGTCGCGTATAACCATACATGTCTGTTGCTGGAGCGCCAGTTGCTGTGCCATCGCCACTAACTACATTTGATACATATGGCATCCAGAACGGTCTATTAGGAGTATTAAATAACGTGTTAGCACTAAAACCTAGACATGCGTTAACGTTTTGCAATGTGTTTAATCCTGTGGCTACATTAGATCTAGGACCTGTGTATCCAGATAACCTATTCCAATCCTCATCCATTTGACCAAGAGTGAATGCAACAAATGGAGTTGTTGCAAAAATAATATATGTATTACGCACAGTGACGGATGCAGTTGTTGATCTATAGGTAGACGTATTTATCTGAATACTATTTGTGCCACCCCATAACGTGCAATTTGTTATAGTGATTCCACTTAATGTGCCTGTAGTGCCAGCAGAGTTCATGAATACGCATCTATTTGTCTGTGCTTGCATATAACAGTTTTGCACTGTTATATCCATATTTAAATCTCCAGATGTTGGAGCTGAACCTACAATAACTAAAGTGTCCGATCTGCCAACTAAAATGCAATTTTTAATAATGTGGCTACCACTGTTGTTAGATGGAGATTCTAAACGACAACAGTTTGCACCAGTAGACACAAATACGCATCTGTCAATAACGTTGAAGCGTGATGTGGCTACACGCAAAGCATATCCAGAACCACTTTCAAATCGTATGCCATAAAAATTTAAATAATTGCGAGACGATGTGTTGAGTGTGTCGGATGCTGACGGTGCTGCATCATCACCTGATGTAAATCCAGTTATCCTAACTTCACCTGCTGTACCAAATATAGCCCCATCAAAATCACCTTTGATGTACGTATTGGCAGTAGGATTTGTCATTGCTACTGTTACAGTTTCACGATAAACACCAGCTGCTATCCATAACGTGTCACCACTAGCAAAACCAGATGTTGCACCTAACGCGTACGCAATAGTAAGCCACGGAGCAGTTGTAGACGTCCCTGCATTAGCATTAGATCCTGTCGTACTAACGTAATATGTAGCCACTAATCATTACCTACAATTTGTTTACCGATAACAGCAGAAAATAGTAATACGTATTCACGCTGAAATTCTTCTGGTTGACTATTCCACCATTGATTAACAGATAAGCCATCTACTCCAAAATCATGCACAACATTTCCTGCGTCATCCTGTATTGTCCCTTTTATTAACCAATCAGGAACAGGAGATGTAATATGCTCAAACGTAACCATCATATTCATTAACTGCCACCCGTTGGATTAACTGTAACATCTGCCGTATTTGATAACGTACCTGTCCATGCAGTAGTTGCATCATCCTCTTTATATACAGTCATTGTGCCAGATCCGACACTAACTTTGTTTCGCATTGCGCGTAATGCGGACCGAACCGTTCTTTCGTCTGTTGTGTCAGTCCCGCTGCCACTACTGTCTAAGTTGCGACTTAAAACAGCATCCGCAATTTGTACTGCGGTTGGTGGTGTTGCGCCACCAGTAAGTTCTGTAACATATGTGGCATCCGTTGCAGCAGCAGTTAATACATCATTCTGAAATGCGTGTACATCAGCAGCAATGTGATTTGAACCCGTAACGGCACATGTAGACTGTGATGTAGTTGACCGCAATAATCTCTGACCAAAACTGTTTGCAACAGTATAAGAACTAAGCAATGCATCCCAGACAGCAGACGCAGTTTGGCCAGCAGTTAAAGGCGCCGTAGTCAATGAGTATCCAGTCTTGTCATTATTTGTTGTAACAGTTACACCAGTAGTCACTGAATTGACAGCTCCTGTAACTGATCCTACACTTCCAGTTGTACTAAATGTTTGTGACGTAGCAAGGGAAAATCCAGTCTTGTCACCAACCAGTACTGAAGCACCGATATCACGAGCAGTTTGTGCTGTACCATTAATCTGCAATACGTTTACAGCGCCAGCAGCATTAACTGATAGTGGAACACCACCTGATGCTCCAGCAGTTGCGTTTGGCAAAGCAGTCATACCCATACGCACAGAATCATCTGGATTGAATTGAACTATCTGATATTCCAATACAACTGGAGCCATGTTTGTAGCGCCTTTTAAAATTAAAATAGCTTTATCAGTATTTGCAACAGAAAATAATCCATTCGGCACGTCAAATCTATAGATGCCCGGCATATTTGTATTATCTACGGCAATAAAACCGCCTGATGAATATGCTGCAGTTGCACTAGCTAATGTGACCAATGTTATATTTGTGCGAGCACCTCGTTCAACACAATAATCAGCAGTTAATCCAGCAGAGTTAAACAATAGATTAGCAAGACCAGCTCCTGTTGTACTTGATGAATCTTGAATAAATATGTATTCCGATCGCGATGTATTATTAGCCTGTACAAGATGTTTAGCCATTTATCCCTCCACTTAATCCGGGATGTACTTTCATACCACTAGTTGATGTACCTGCGTCCAAAGCAACTACAATTGCTTGCATTGCAAATAATTGGTTAGTGTTCTCAGTCCAAGCACCAGCATTAGTCCTAGACGTGTACTGTACATCTGATGCTGTACCAACAATTGCCGTCTTATCTCCATCAGCTCTAAATGTAAAATATTGCACTGGACCCATTGCTGTTGTAGTAGACGGGCGAACAACTAATCTATAAAATGATCCAGCCGTTAAAGTTGGCAATGTTGCACCTGTAAAGTTATATCTATAACATCCATGAGTAGTCTGATTTTGTTGATCAACGTCTACTGTAACAGATGCTAATACAGTAGTTCCATTAGTATCATAAAGTAACACGTCAAAGTTAGTTGCAACTAAACACCCTAGACGTATGCCAGCTACTTGATATGTGCTACATGATCCCGTTGGCAATCTGAAATACATGCCATATTCGTCTGGTGTAGAACCACTATTATTATTTAACGACGTAACTGTTTCATATGGTAGTCCATACGTTTTAGTAGATGTTCTATATAGAAACGTTGGGCAGTCAACTGTATTGTCAGCATATGTAGACGCCGTAATACCGCCACAATAAGGAAAATTAAATGATGGATATGTGCTTGTAAAACCTGACCGTATGTTTATAAAATTACTAGTGTCCCATGTTCCACTAACTGGGTCTGCACATATTCCAAATACAGTACCTCTAGAAATTGTTACAGCTGTTGTCAATGTAGCAATTAAATTTTGGTTAATAGTAATACCTGATGTTGCATTAAAGTCTTGATATGCAGTTCCGGAACCTCCGCTAAAAGTAGCGTCTGCCCATGTTGGAGTTGGTGAAGTTGTCGGAAAACCTGTTGTAGCATCAATATACGTTATTCCAACTCTTAGGCCTGTTGCTGTATTTCCGGGTGATCCAGTTCTAGTTGTTACATGAAATCCAACAGCAGTGATAGTAACAGTTTCTTCAGCTTGACATATCCATACCTGCGCATCACTTGTTCCATTGATAGCAATATTAGCTGCAGCAGTTATTGCTCCACCTTGAGGCATTATGACTTTTGGATATAAAAAGTCGATTTCTGTTAGTGCCATTAGTTTTCAATTTTCTTTATGTATTTTTCAGAAATTACGTGAAATAGTTGCACTGACCTTAGACCAAGTGTCCCTAGCAAAAACGACAACCCGACCATTTCTTCCGGTGTTTTCCATCCAATCCTATGAGCAACAATTGGTGTCAAGTAAATTGCGGACATTGCTCCAACAAACACAGTCAATAATCCTTGAAATACTGTTTTTACTTTTGGCCAGTCGGTTCCAGCAATAGCACCAGCTAGACCTGCTAAAAACTGATTAATGTCTATGTGCAGTTTATCCATCAAGGTTCCTCGTCGTTTCACTGACTTTTTTCACCTCCGGTAACTTTGTAGAGAACACTGGTAGGTTACTATCTTGTCGCATAAAGAAGGCAATCAACGCAGTTGTCATTGCCGGTATACCAGCACGTATGCCTTCTATGCTACACAAAAGTAGTGCGCGAGTCACCGTTCCAAATGAAGCTGTATCAGCAATGTGTTGTGATTTCCATGCAGCATCAAATTCAGGAGCAGCACTGGCAGTAAATGCACCTAATGCAATGAGGATTAATCGACCCCATGCGATATTCATTATTTTCCACCACTTACAACAGGAGGAATGCTAAAAATACCATTAGGAGTTTTATACGATGAATCCAACCTAGCCCATAATTGCATGCGGACTTGATCGTAATAGTCACCCCAAAATGCACGTCCAACAATAGATGGGTCATCATAATTTTTTAATGCAATTTTCCGTGCTGCATACGCTGGCAACGCTTGCATTAAAAGATCATCGCTAATAAACGAGTACGTTCCACCATAAACTGTAAACGTACCGCCTGTTCCTCCTGTCGGAGTTATAGCAGTACCACCTACGGTACTAGATATTTGAAATTGCGTTGAACTAAGAGATGTTGCTAATACATAATAAGTCGCGCCAGCAGTTATATTTGTGACAGTAGAACTATCAAAAATTACTACTTGACCAGCAGTAAACGTATTTACTCCACTAATAGTTGGATTAGTTAAAGTTACTGTTGCAGATACACTCGTCAATGGATTAGGCAATCCAGCACCACGAGCGGTAAATGCCGTATTAGTTGATGGAACTGGATAGAAGCCAATGTTGTTATATCCAGCCTCATACCAATGAGTCGGTGTTCCAGACGTATATGTATACGCTAAGTCGTAAGAACGTAATTCATTTTCTCCACAATGCAAAATTGCGGATGTGCCAATATGTAAAGTTATTGGTGCTACTAATGTTGAATTACTAAAATCATAAGTGCGACCAGTGTGAGTAGATACAGTCAGTACAGTAGGTAAATAAACACATGTGCGACACATATCGTAAGCTGCGTCATTAAGATACTGAAAAATGGCAGCACTATTTGTAGATGTCGTACCTCCAACGCCATCCGGTATTTCAGCAATTACTGAATCTCCAGTTTCATTAAGCAACCTGAGTGTTTCGTTTTTTAAATCGGTAAAACCCTTAGCCATTATCGTGTTCTCCTAGCATATGTACTTGCATAATTTTCTACCATAGCAAGTCGTTGTAGGTACTCTGGCTTAAATATTTGCATTCCATTAGGATCGGCCATCTGCATAGCTCTAGCTTGCAATACTGCATAAACTAAACAGTCATGTGCTACTTCTGGAAGTGGGCATTCAGTAGCATCAGTATTTGGAATTGCATTTCCTGCACTGTCATACGCCCAATAATCTCCGGGTTGAGCATATCCTTCTAAAAGAAGGCCATTATTAATCGTTGTTGTAACTGCTGGATAAACACTTATGTTATTCATGCCACGTAACACAACAACCTCAGGACGTGCGTCATCGGGTAAATTTCTCCAATTATCAACGTACTGATTACTGTAATCAAAAATACGCACCTGTTGATATTCATTATTTGTATCTAATATTTTAATGACTTTAATTCTATATATATCTGGGGCGCAATAATCTTTAACTGTTGCTGTCAAGTCTAAAAAACGGCGGCCAACCAGACAGTCAGTTTGTCTGGCTATCTGGTTGGCCTGTTCAATAATTAAATAATCTAGACCAAATGGATCACGATCTGCATCAGTGCCAAAGTAATTTCTACCCAGCATCCTTACATTTCGTTTAATTTGGCCTAGATTCATAATTAAAGGTTACCTTCGCGTCCGGTCTGTAAATGCATCTGAGTAATGTTTACAGCAGCTCCAGATCGGTTTGTTGTTGCTGTAATTACCATCTTTACAAACTTTGCGTAGGACTGCAATGGCACAATGACAATACCAGCACCTGTTGCAGCAGCAGCCGTATACACAGTAGATGCTAAAACAGTTGTAGTACTTGGCGTAAAACCAGCAGTGTCTGATCCATGCAATGCAACTGTAAACGTATCAGCTGCCGTTACACCTGTATGGTTTAAACCAACACGTAAATATAACGGATTTAAAATCTGACCACGCACGTAATCTGCGCTTGTCACAGATCCATCCTGATTGTTATCCATCACTGCACCAGATACGCCGTTGGTTAATAAACCACCGTAGTTAAGGTCATTTGATGTGATTGCAGGAGAACCAGTTGTTGATGCGTTCATTGCTGCAGACACAGCACCATTGCTGGAAGCTGTGGTAACGGCCATTACACCAGCACCTGCGGTTTGCACTGGAACGGAAAATGTAAGTTTAGCGTCTCTCATTGTTTATCTCCTTAGTTGGTTGCCAGTCGTAAACGACCAAGAGAGCGAGTGTTTGGCATCCAAAGACCCATTCCCCAATCAAACAGCACGTTGTGCATAATGCCGTTTTCTTTAGACTTGCCTAAATATTCAGGCTTAAATGGACCAGACTGCCAACCCTGCACATATCCAGTTCCATAACGAACGGCATAAATATCAGCAAAGTTACTTGGTGCAGAAATGACTGCAGTAGTACCATCAATCTTTCGTCCAACGGTACGAATCTTTGCGCCCTTATACGAGTCTACATTACGGTCAAATGCATCCTTGTTAGCATCAAAACCAGTACCGGATCCTAATGCACGAATGACGAATTCAAAGCGACGCTTTGTGTCTTCATTCATGTAAAGAACAATTCCGTTTCCATCTGGGGAATTTAAATTGTCAAACAGTTCCTGTAATGCAGACATACAGCCATTAGCTTCAAGTGCATTGTAAGAACTTGTCGTGTCTAACGATGCAGATGTAGATGCTGGAGCAACTAAACAGTCAGATGGAATATCGTACTGAGCACGGTTTTCAAGGCGATACTTTAACCCCGGAAAACAGTCTGCGCTATTACCAGCAGCGGAAGATGTTGGGTCATTATTAATGAATTTATCATTAAAATCATACGCAAATCCTTCCATGAAAATCTTGATCTGTGCTTCTACAGGATCAATGATATTGTTTGGCTGGTCAAGCAAACGAGAGTCAACCGTAATCTTGTTACGGATGAGATACATCTGCTCTTCGTACGACTTTGGCTTTCCTTTAACGGCATTTGGTTCACCGTTAATAGTTGACCACGTTGGAACTGGAATAGTGCCAGCCTCATTCGTATAGCGTACACCTACCTGTCGTAAAGAAGGTGATGTGTAAAACGGGATGTCCTTAATAGCGTTCCATGTCTGGTGCAAAGACATAGTGATTTCTTTTACAAGAGGATCATTTGAAAGGACAGCTTGATCTGCAAGTGTAAGTGCACCGTTAAAATCGATAGCCATTTTCTACTCCTAACGCCCAATACCAAGCAATCGCGTTATCCCTGATAAAGCATTTCGCTGTGGTTGCTGGGGCTGAACTACTGGTTGAGCTGATGCGCTCGTGTCAATTGGTGTCGGCACGTTCTGACGTTCTGTGACCATATCAAGAAGTTCTGGAACTAATGATTCAACAAGACCTTGCACTTGATTGTGTACTGCTCTTGCTGCCTCAATTGGACTAATTCCAGAGCCAATTAATTGCTCAACAACATCTTCTGCACGACGTGCATATGGAAATTGTTCATATGCCTCTACGCGTTGTTGTGAAATCATATAATTGTTCATTTGTGATACAACTTGGTCGTATCTAAACTTATTGATTTCTGCTTCCGCGTAGGCATTTGCAGCTTGGGGATCAAAATATTCGGTGTTGACTTTCTGTTGCCAACGATCTCGAATTCCCTGTTCCTGCCTAGCAATTTCCTGCTGCTGTAATGCTTTTTGGACATCAGCTGCAGATTTGAAACCGCTACTTTCAAATTGAGTTATGACATCTTTCCATCTTTCAAGTGCCTCTTGTTGTTGACGTAAAGCTTTTGCTTCTTCGTTAACTTCTCGAAACCTATCATATGGGACACTAGCTGGCTTTTCCGGTACTACCGTATCGAGCAGCTTTTGCCTAACTCTTGTTTCTACGTCTGTTTGATTAAAAACATCTGAAACATCATCATTGAAGTCATCTGATTGGAATACGGGTTCATTATTTAACGCCTCGAACCCATCGTTGTCAGGTGCGGCGTTTTCCCTGACAAAGTCCATCAATGCTCCACCAACATTGCCCGGTGCCGCTGCTGGCGAATCAGCGGTTCGTGTCACCATCTCTTCGGACATTTACATCATACCTTCTTGTGTTTTGTCATTGCCAGCCTGTTCTGGCTCCATGGCTTGCATTAATTTTTGCTTACCAAGGTCTGTTATGGCTCCATCTTCATTTGCTGCAGCCATAATTCCTGCTTTAGCTGTTTCAAGTGCAATATCAGCTTCTAATTGCGCTTGTATTTCAGCTGTTCGTTTTTGCATTTCTATTTGAGCTTTAATTTGCTCTTCTTCTGGATTAAATACTTTTCCAGCATTTTGCTGAGCAGCTTGCTGTTGCATCATTTCCATTTGTTGCATCTGCATTGCTTGTTGCTTTTGGGCTTGCCCATCAAGATGTTGGTATATCCGTGATGCATGAGGCATATTTGTAAGTTCAATAAACAATCGGTTCGTATCTGGATCCATTGGATCTCCAAATACACCCATCTGCCTTAATGCAGCCATTTTTTGTAATCTCTGATCAGGGCCATCTTCCATAGATGATCCGGGCACATAGACAATCCTGTATTGCCCACCAGATTTCAATGCGTCAAAGCGCATGACTCCTTGTGCAATTTGATCTTGAGGTAGCATTTTCCCTTGTATGTTCCCAACAAAAGGAACAATTCCAAATTGCTCAATAAGCGCAACTTCCCATTCTTTGATCTTTGCCGCGCTTATTTCGATGTCAGCTCGGATGTAACTATGTTGTGTATTATCACTTCTCTGCAATAACCTGACAGCTTCAGCTGGTGTTCCAGCTGCTGCTTGTCCTTGAGAAACATCGTGCAATCCAGCAATATCCATCATGTCACGCTCAATAAATTGTAAAAGCGGAAATAGATCAGATCCAATGCCGGGAGCGCGTTGTATTGTTGGAGGGTGACTGCCTCTCATATAATTAATACGACGGTAGATTCTATTCTTGTCATCAATCTCGTCACTGCTATTGTCATATGCATCAGCACCAACACCACTTAAGTTTTCTACTAAAATATAATCTTTTTGTCCTTCAAACTGTTCAAGTAGTCGTGAGTACACACGGTTATACGTACTTTGCAATGCACACAGATCAAAACCTAATGAATATCCATATGGCGTTCCTGAACGAGGTTGCCAGCGCAATGGAATAAATGGGAACGAATCTTTCTTTTTATATGGCCATACACCTGCGTACAGCAAACAACTGTTTGTAGAAACTATATATCGTCCATTTGGATACAATGCAGATGGCTTTTCCCAGTATTCATATACTACTGCAGCCATTTTTTTAGTATCTTGGTTATTCATTGCTGCAGTAGATGGTTGTGTCCATCCACGTCCAGCGCCATTTGATCCGTGAATATAACTATCTACATAGCCACTATTAGTTCCAGTTTGTGAATCAGGCTTGACTGCTTTGCCAGCCTCACCATAAGAATCAACAAACCACGACAACGGCTTAACCATTGCGTGAATCATCCAACGCACGTCATCGTCACGCTTTGCTGATGGATCTAAATAAACATCAAATGCTGGCAGTATTTGTTCCACAACATCGCCAACGCGCATTTTTGTATGTCCAATAACACTTTGCCCCATAGCATCCATTTGCGGAACAACTTGTTCTCGATTGCTATCCCAGAACAGCTTTACATATGATGTACCGCAAACACATGCCCAACGTACACGTTCTTTAGTTTGTGTTTCTCGGTCATATTTGCGATTGTAATGACTTAGTAAAAAATTCGCTTCATCTGCAGCAGATAGGTCAACCGGGTTGTGGCTAATTGGAACGGCGGATACATCCGGTGAACACTGTGTCAATTTTCCAACAACGCCATCAATAAGAGGGCGTATCTTGTTGACTGTCATGTAACGATTTGGTTCTTTGTCGTTTTGGATTGAAACTAAATTGCGCGTTTCACTGTTTACTCTAAACCATTGCCTTCCCTCAAAAAAGGCTGTCGCCATAATCCATTCAAGTTCCATTTCCTGACGAGCACGATAAGTTAAATCAAACTGCTCTTTTACAAATGCCGTAATCTTTTTTGCTTCATCAGGCTGATCTTTCGGCGATACTTTCCAATCTTTATTATTTAAATCTAGTTTTAAATTATCTTTATCTTCTTTTTCAATTGATTTAATATCAAATGAACCAATAGTTCCAGTAGCTGGACTTTTTTGATAGGCAGTAACTTTTGGCTGCTTATTAGCACCACCAAGCAAACTATTCATCACCATCTCTTGCAGACTCATTATTACACCCACTTCTGCCCGTCATTTATTTGGGCAATTAATAAACGTTCGTCTTTGATTTCTCGCAATATGCTAACTACGTGCATCATGAGATAAACATGTGCAATTGCGCAAATTGAGACGATGATTGAAACTGCTACACCCATTCTGTATTGCTGCCTTTATTCATCCATCTAGGTATATATCGACCAGAAGTGCCATGCTCTGATGAAACTTCAGGACATTTTACTGGATATTCACGCCACATCATTCCATAGCGAAAACTATCAATTGCGTGATCATTCTTTGTGCCACTATCTATATCTTCTGGATCTCTAGGATGAGCCATTGTGTTGGACAGTTGTTTAATTAAGTTAGGACATGTTCCACGGACTATCTGTAACTTTGGTTTTATAACTCCATTGACAGATGTTGTTGCCTCTAACCATTCCTTTACGCGTCTCCAACCAGCCTTACGGTCTTTTACAGCTCTAACAGCTGGAAGATTTCTTTCCCACCATACCTCGACAGGATATTCACCAATTCGATCTTGAGCGTTCATGGGTGGAAACGTGTTAGCCCAGTCAAAAGCAATTGCCTCAAGTTTGTTATTCCATCGCCCGTCACGTAGTTTTGTATTAATTGGCTCAGCAAGGTTATACTTTTCTAGCATGTCAAGCACTTTTTGCGCTTGAGCACTACTTACTAATCCAGCTTCATACATCTCTCCAAGTACATAAACATTTTCATTGTCATCACTTGCGTATAAGAGAAAGCATGCAGGAGCGCCTGTACCAAAGTCGTGACTACCCCAGACTCTCCACCATGGCTGTACGTCAACATGATCAACTACATGCCAGCTTGCGCCATCGGATCCATACTCTTTAAATGTATTAAAAAATAACCCGCCTACACCTACCTCGTGTTGGCACTCCCTCAAAAAAGACATCAAGCCATAAGTATCAATTTCATGTTGGCATACTTCTAAAGTTTTATGTTCCCACGCTGGCGTACCACCCGTGATTTTATATCCGACGCGCCCATCTTCTCGTTCAAATGTGTCATATTGCAGATCATGTACAGCTGGAACAATAGGGCTTTGTATGCGATTTTGAAGCATATCTAATTCGCCACTTAGCACATGACTCATCACACTATTTGCATGGATTCTGTTTTGCACAAACACAACAGCACAATCCGTACTTCTTGCTGGCAAAATTGTTTGAGTGATTGTACGTATTTTTTTATCAACCGCATTTACAGAATCATCTAACTCATCAATGTCGTCAAGGATAATCATGTCTGGACGCAAGTGATCTAATTTAACACCACGAGCGCCGGTGTCTAATCCAAATGCAAGTACATTAAAACCATTTGCCGTACGTAATTTTGATGCGCTCCATCCTTTAGAGAATCCATATTTATTTACAGCTCTTTCAATACCACAGCGCTCCATTGCTGTTGCAATATCTTGAACGTGTCTGTCTGCCATGTCCTGCGTAGCGCATACATACACAACAAATCGCCGTGTTGCTTTTACAGCTAATCGACTAACAATCAATTCCATTGTGGTGCTTTTTCCACCACCTCGAAACCAACATTCAATTAACGCAGGTGGCGTAAACCCCGGTTCTAATTTCTCAGCCCATTGCCATGCTCTATGATGGTGGTCGCCAAGTTTACTAGAAGCTGCATGTGGCGCATATGTTGAAAGCCATGTTTCGTATGTTAATTCATGTCCAATTAGTTTTGACGCAACACCGTTGTCATAGTCACCAACTTCAATTGCTTGTGATAACTCATCACCAAGTGCCTCTAATAAAGCGACAGCTAATGGCTTTGTTGGTTTTACATATTTTCTAAATGCGCGAGGAGCCGCTTTACTCAGTGTCTTGTTCATCTACTATTTCTGCATCCATAATGTCATCTTGTTGATATTGCTTTAGTAATTTAGCAAATCCAGCCTTTATGCCATTTAACTCATCTACATTCCTGACGTGTTGTTTGACGACACCAAGTATCTGCATAGCTAAACTATACGCTTGGTCAACTTCAAGTGTGTATGCCTTTGTATGCATCATACGTGCTTCTGCTTCTACTAATTCTGTGCGCTTGTCTATTAATTGAACAACATCTTGACTTGCTTTATACAAGTCAATACCTTCATTTATAATCTTTCCAAGTTGTTTAAACGCTGGCATAAATTCATCTGTGCCGTATGTTGCACGACATACATTCATTTGATCTTTAATTGATTCATAGTGCTCAACAGAAATTCCATTACTAGCAGCTTCAGCACGTACGTCCATCAATGCTGTTAAATACGCAGCATCATCTCGCAGTGAAAATAAATCTGGATCTTCCCTTAACTCATCAATACGTGTAAGTAGCGTAGGTGCAACTTGACTGAATCGACGCCTTTGCTTACTCCATAATCCAGTTTTAAATGCTGGATTATCTACGCCTGTTAACGTTTTTCCACCATGATGGATGCAAAATTCACGTCCAGTCACAGCTATATTTTTACATTTCTCACCGTTTCTTTTTTGTGATGAGCACAGTTTTATTTTTGCTCCATTGACTTCACGAATTGCTATTTCAGTTGTCATTAGTTACCAGATAAAAACTTTTGTAGATTTTGTTGAAATGCGTTTTTTAATTCGTTTCCAACAAACTTAGCATCACGAACACCACCACTAATTGACCGTCTTACGTTACTGTTGATATCAGTAGCAACACCGACAGCATTTTTTGTTATTCTATCTACTGTTGGATGAACATTTTTTGGCAGGATATTTTTCAGTGGTTGTGAAAAAAATTGGTTTATGTCACCTTTTTGGTTTATTAATTTTTCTCTTTCATAACCTTCCATGCTAGTTACATCATCTGCTGCTCCCGGTTGCTGTGCAATCATCTCTAACAGTGGAAGTATTTCAGAATACTGTGCTTGCATTTTCCCCTGATTAAAAAATGAATCTACTGCTTTTGTAGCGTCAGCTGCTTTTTCACCAAGATTTCTGTCAAATATCTGTTCACGCATACCGCCATATACAGGATTCATCAACGCTCCTTTTAGGGCAAATACTCCAGATTGAACATTAGGATTAGCTGCTGCTGATACACCTTTTGTTGCAAGCAAGGCCATTAATGCTTTTAAGCCAGCATCAGTAGTTATATCCAATCCAAGAGTGGCTGCAGTAGAAAGCAATGCGTTCATACGTGCATCTCGTGGCATGTCTGGATGAAATGCTTGTCCAAGTTGTGGTTTTTGACTGCCAGCAAGTGACAGGTCGCCAATAATTCTTCCGCCCATACCGGGCGCTACAAATTGACCAATTGTTGCAGTTGGTGCTGAATACATTTGCAATAAATCAGCAGTTTTTTTATCAAGTTCTGGGCCAGGTTGAGGTCTACGAGATGTTTTTGTTTGTTTACCTTGAGGCATTACTTACTCCTTTGATCCAATGCGTCACTTGTTGTTTTGAGAAGTCCCCACAATGTCATTGCGCTACCAATTCCTTTTCCTTTGGCTCCTCGCATACTAGCCCTCATTGCATCGGCTCGACTTTGCGGTTTTGCTGGTGAAACAACAGGTTTTTGCGTTGCTATTGGAGCTGCATTTTTACTTGATGGGGTAAATGCAGCACGTTGTTCCGCTAAACCTGTATCTGATTTAAATAAACTATTTGCAATGCGACCTCCCATTGCTGCATACTTTGCTTTATCCTGTGCAACAATAGCATATTTTTTATCTTTTAATTGCCCTCTGTTAAATCCAGCACTCTGACCTGCACCTACTTCTAGGAGTAATCCATTTGCTTGATTTTCAGGAATACCTGCTTTTACTAACACCTTAACGGCATCAGCTTTTGTCATTACCTTACCATTTCGATTAAAAACACTATTGGCTGATTCCAAGATATCTAAGTATCCCGGATGCCAATCGCTATTAGTAATGGTTATTGCGAGACCATTATTAATTTTTACACGTACTCTATTACCAGCCTTCGCTGCTGCAGCAATTGCTTCTTGCTCTTCTCTAACTTTAGCTGCGCTGATAGCTTTTACATATTTATCTTTATCATCATTAAGTCCACCAATTTGCAATTCAAGTTGTCTGATGTTTTCTTCTGCAGAAGCAATTTTTTGCCTATGCTCATCTACTTTGGATTTGATTGGTTTGACTTTACGTAATGCTTGTAATTCTGTCCTTGCGTTATCTAAATCGGAATTAGCAGTTTTGATATCTCTGATAATTTTACGTGTTGCAGTAGAAATATCAGCAGAACTCATTTTAGTAAGATCAACGGCTGACTTAGTTGCCTTAGGTTGAGGCTTAGCTGGTTCTGGCGTTGGTTCCGGAGTTGGTTCCGGAGTTGTTTTCGGTTTTAATTTAGCCTCACGTAAAGCTGCTCGCTTACGTAAGATATCTAATTTTCTCTTATCCGCTGGACTTAAATTCAACTCTTCAACACGTAAGTTAAGTCCTTGCATATCTGCTCCTGCTCTTACTAATGCAGTGTCAGATTCAGGCAAGGTTATTCCTGCATTCTTGGCTCTTGCAATGCGTTGAACTAAATCAGAGAGGGCTTCATTCTTTGCGTTTGTAGTAGTAGCCTTTTCATAATTTTCTATAGCCATGACAATTCCATCCGTAAATGGATGTCGTGCTGCACGTAAACTAGCTCTTGCTCTGCTATCTGGCGCAAAATTCAATATATTAATAGCATCGGTTATTGCAGTAGATACAAGATTCTTCCTACTTGTTTTTCGATCTGCTACTCTACCTTTACCTTCGCCGATATCTACTCCAGCTCCACTTACACTTGGTGCTGATTTTATATTTCCTGCCTCTGCTTGTTTTGCTACAACATCACCAGCGTAACCATAAACAGCATCCATAAACGACATTCTCGCTCTGCTGTTATTTTTGTCATCATAAACAAGACTGGTAACTTGATCTTTAACTGCTTGCTCAAAAGCTGGTCGTAATTCTGGCGTAATATCTGCATCGCCAGTCCTATCCTCAAGAACGGTTTTAACAATTCGTGATATCTGTGCCTCTTTGTCTAAACCAGAACCTTCTTGGAGATAGATATTACGGGCAGTTGCAAATGCACTTTGTATTTTAGTTTTATGATTCTGAATAATAATGTCTTCAGCTGCTCGTCTGTCACCAGCATCAACCTTATTAACAACATCACGCTCTAGTCTACTTTCACTGCTTCGTGGACCAGATGTGCCATTCATTGTTCCCGGAGCACGAGAATCTGGTTTAAAGTCGCGTCCTCTTGCAATTTCTAAAATAGAATGCAATGCGCTACCTTGCCTACGACTCATATCAGTAACTACGCGTTGTAATTCTTGTTGAGTAATACCTGTGTTACTTAACTGATCGATGACGTTTTGGTCACCTGTAAACAGTACGTATTTAGCAAATGAATCAACTGCTTCAGGGAAGTTTTTAAATGCAGTATTCAATTCTGCATGTAATTGATTAAACGATGAAACAATGTAATTTGCAGGTAATCCATACTTGCCCTGTGATGCGCTTTGTGTGGCTACTGTAGAAACACCAACGCGTTCGGTTTGTTGATTAGTGCGAACTCTTACTGTTTTTGGTTTTCCATCTTCACCAATTACAGGCACATAACGACCATCTTTTAATTGATATTGTTGTACGTTAGCTGTTCCTGTTTTTGGATCAACGTCATACGATTTAATTAAATTTTTGTCATTAATTGTTCTACCATTAACATCAACAGGCATAAGTTGGACTGTTGATCTTGTAGATTGACGTGCGCCTTCAACTAGATTTATTCCTGAAAATAATTTTTTGAAGTTGATATCAGATCCACCAGAAGCCCAGTGGTCTAACATGTCTAATGTTTGATCTAATCTTGCTGATCCTGTAACTTGACGTGGGCGCATATAGTCAGGTGTGCCATCAGCTTTTAATTGGAATCCTGTAGATACACCAATGCCACCAACTTGCGACCTAATATCATCTGCTGATGTTATTAATGAGTTAAGTTGTCCAAGCGCACCACGCAAATTAGTGTATTGATCTGGAGTTAATATCGATGGAAAATCTGCGGATGCTTTGGAGGATGTAAGCACATACTCATCACCGCGCTTTTCGTACATATCTAAATTAGTTTTTAATCGTGTCTGCATTGCTTTAGCAGTGTCGTACATTTCTGCACCTGCTTTATCAACATATAGGACACCATTTTCATCCGCTGGAATTCGCATTAACTGCTTGAGGTCACTCACGACATCTGCCATTGTCTCAAGACTTGATTGCGATCCACTTACAACGCGAGCGCCACGTGCCATGTCGCCATATTCGTTTTGTACAATATCTAAGTTTTTTGTTCTTCCTAATGTAAATGTATTTCGCTTGCTAAGTTCTTTAAATCTTACATCTGTTTGCAGTTGCTTCATTAAAGCGTTCGGGTTTTCAGCAGCTTCAAGCAATGATTGCATTTTTAGAATATATTTGCGATCATCAAAACTAATAGGTGAACCAGACTTTGATGTTACTTGTAATACAGAATCTGGGTGATTTGTTAACCTAAAATTAGTTGTTTTTCCCTCTGGAGCTTCACCAGATGTTAACGCTTGCGTTGTTGCTAAACGAGGTGTTGCAAAGCCAAACAATGAAGAAGGAACACCTTGTTCTGCAAATAAAGCACCGAGTAACTGATGTGGAGTCATTTGTGTGCGCAATGGTTTTGCGTCACGTTTAATTTCTGCTTCAATGATGCGCTGTTCTGAAGCTCGCATATTACTGACTAATTCTGATCCAGCACCAGTAGAAACACCAACTGTGCGACCACTGTCGTATCCTTCTACTCCAGTGTCTCCATACATCATTTGTAAGGCTTGTGTTGTGTAATAGGGAGCAGCTTTTTTAGCAGCAGCAGCATTATTGTTATTTTGCTGATCTATTTGAGCTGCTTGCATGTCTTTTACGTAATCAGCCTCACGTCCAGAAAAATTTGGTTCTGTAATCTGACGCAATGTTGCAGCAATGTCAAACTGACCACCAAAACGTCTTGCAACAACATCATTTCCCATAGCTTCGTTAAAGCTAAAGGCTTTACCCATGTTGCGACGCTCATACATGTCGGCAACATCCATATAAATAGAATCAACTATATTTCTGCGCACGGTGTTAGATTCTGTCCAGTCTACTGATGAGACACCTTCTGGCTGAGGCATAGCCAATGGACCTAACACACTTGTTGCAATATCACGTGCAGTAACAAACGCTGGCGCACTACCACGTGACATACTAGTAAGAACTTTATTAGCAACACCGCTAAGAGATTTATTGATACCTGTATAAACAGCGTCAAATCGACGACTTCTTGTTCGTTCTGCACGGTCTTTTTGTGATCCAAATTTAGTGGCAAAAACAGAATTTTCGTCACTACTCATTGCATCCATTAATTCCGGAGATACATCATAAACATCTTGAGGACGATAGTCTGGGTCTCCAGCTAATTTAAATAAATCAACTGCATCATTAAATGTTTGAGTACTATGTTTTGAACCCGGTTTAGATCCACGATCAAAATAGTCTGCTATGGCAGCAAGTCCATCATTTAATAAACGCTTCTGTCCTTCAGTACGACCACTGCCTTGTAATTGATTATAGGTCTCTAGTATTTTGTACATAGGGCTATTGCGATCAGCATCAGTAGCACTATTGAACACTCGCCGAGCAGCTTCAGGTAAACTTACACCCGCAGTAATAGATGACCTTAATTTACCAACCATAGTCATTGTTGAGATTTCATTACCTTGGAAAGATGATAACAATCCCTCACTATCTAAATTAGATGTAAATTTGCTTGACGTCGGTTCATTTTTAGCTGTATTAGCTCGTGTTTCAACATATTGTTGCGATGATGCTCCCGGAATGTAGTCTCTGCTAGGTGTAAATTTCTTTTCGCCCGGAGTAAACGGCTTATCAAAATACTCAACAGCTTGCTTAAGGTTTCCGCTTTCGTCAAACATACTGCCAAATTCGATAGGTGTTTTTGGTTGAGGTGCTTCACCTTCTGTTGGCCTTGTTCCTTTTCCAAGCCATTGACCAAAAGATGGCGTTTGGCTTGGTGGCTGTGCTCTACTTTCTACATACTGAGTTCTAGCTTGTTCTAATTGTTGACCAAATTGCCCAGCCTCTGGAGCATTTAATCTATTTTGTGCAGCACGATATTGTTCTTCTTCTTCTTGTGTTCGCCTTACTGGTACATCTAAATCATTTGATTTTCCAGATCCGTACCTCTGTAAGAATGCACTGGCAATATTGCCAGCTTCACCTTTATATTCGCGCCCAATTTCCCCAGCACTAGTACTTAGGCCCGGCGCAAAAATTCCACTCTTTTCTGGTCTTACATCACGTATTGGTAAAGTTTCAGATGCAAACGACTTTGATAAATCACCTACATCTACAAGTGGTTTTTGTTGAGTTGTTCCTTCAAGGCGTTTATTGTAATCAGCCAATCTGGTTTTTAATTCGGAATCAGATCTAGCCTCTGCATCTTCAACTACTTGTTTTCCTTGTGTTGACACAGGTTTACGAGTTGTTTTAGTAGGTCGTACAACTTGACGACCACCTTTTTTTTCTTCGTCAACCATCATATTCATTAATGCAGAGGCCATATATTTCTCCTACTTTTTGACAGGAATGCCGAGGGCTTTAGTAATTGGTGCACGATTTGGACCAGCTTTAGCTGTAGATGTTTTTGCCGTTGGTCCCTTAGACATAGCACCTTTTTTAGGTGGCATTACGGACTGAGCAGACGTTGCTTGTCCACGCTCGTTAAACATGCGTCCCTGACGTTGCCCGATAATCTGCTCGCGTGAACCAATATTAGGTGATGGCGCACCTTGTGTACGTGTCTGGGACTTAGCTTTATTAATTTCCGCTTCATTTAATGTGAAGGCATCACTCATGGCAGTAACAGCGCCTAATCCTGCAGCAATTGCTCCACCTGTACGTCCAGCTCCACGCATACGTGATCGCATTGCATTGCGTCGCTGTTCAGCACGGAATTGATTTGTTTTACGTGTATTGAGCATCTGCTGGCGCATCTTGCCAGCCATATTAGCTTGGCGTTTATTTTCATCAGAAGAAACTGCCATTGCTTGTACTGCCGGAGAAGCTCCAGATCGAGCAACATTTTCTCCAGTAACACTACGACTAATGGTTGGGTCCATATTAAAACGTCTTCGAGTAAAACTCTTTGCCGATTTTGGCGCACGTTCCATTTGAGTTCCAGCTCGTCGCCCTTTTCGGAGAGCTGCATTTACTTGAGGTGGTCTTGCTGGCATATTATGCCTCCTACTTTACTTTACGTAAGCGTGGGTTTTTCCGCTTAGCCGTAACGGATGCTTTACGTGTTGATGCAGCAAGAATTGCACCTGCTGCTTTTTGGCTAATACCCTGTTTTGAAGCAATGGTGTTTTGCACAGCTTTAAAACCGGGATGCTTTTTTAACAACTGCAGGAAGCCTTTCCGCACTTAGGACATTTTTTGCCATTTCCATATTCTGCTTTTTCGTGCTTTGCTAACATTTTTGCTGACATACCTTTTTTACTGTATTCACGTTTTTCGGCAGCAGCCATAGATTTACTCATATTTTTATGGCCACCCATTTTGATGCCCATCATCTGACCCATTGTTTTTCTCATTTGCAATTCCATGCCCTTAATGACTTATTGATCCGACTATTTGGATCATTAGCGGTTTTTGCAGACGTATTTTTAGCTTTCATGCCTGACATACGTGCACAAAAAGAGGCACGACGACCAGCGTCTGCCTTTGTTTTTGGGTTTGGTGCTGGAGGTTTTAAATTAGCTCCAGTCGTGCGTTTAAAATAAGCACGTCCTGCAGCATTCAGTCCTCCAGATGGATTTTGATACTTTTTTACAACTCCCATGCGTACACCTCAATCCATTATACATAAAAAAGACCCGCATATAGCGGGTCGTTTGCTTAGTCAGCAAATGGATCATCAATATCATCAACTTGTATCTTATTAGTTGATTTTTGATTTGACGGTGGTTGATCACTATCTTTGCGCGAGTCAAGTAATTGCCAATTGTCAATGATAATTTTTACTGTTTGTTGCTTAGCGCCTTCTTTGTTGACATATTGCTCTAGCTGAATTTTTCCAACAATGCCAATTAATCGTCCTTTTTGAGCGTATTCTGCAAGTGCATCACCCTGCTGTCCAAATGCCGTGCAACTAAAAAAGTCTGTTTCCTTTTCGCGCCCCTTGCGATCAACGGCTACTCGAATACTACACACAGACTTTCCATTTGGCGTCTGTCTTGACTCAGGATCAGCAACTAATCGCCCAACGATTGTGCACTGATTAATCATTATTTCCACTCTCCTCTTTCATCCAATATTGTTTAAACGCTTTAGTTGTTACTGGAAGTACTTCTGTTAGCACGTTCCAGCAATCATTTGCAATTTCTCTGTGTTCTTGTTGCGTATCCGCCTCCATGCGCACATGACAATAATGCAACCAATCTCGCACAGTGCCTTTCATGTACAAACGCGTACCAACACACAACGGTAACACCATTCTTGCAGACTCTAACGCAACGCCAGACTTAATTAAGTCATCATAAGCTCGCACAGCAACCAAAATTGGAGCAAGCGCTTTATTATCCATTTGAAATTGTGTTTCTTGATCCTCAAATTCAACACTTCCCTGCCTATTTGTGTTGCCTTTTCGCCTCATTTTCGGTAAATCTAGCTCAATTTTACTGGCAACAGCGTACCTTTGACTGAATTCCTGAAAATGAAAGCTTCTGTGACGCAGAATTTGCGCTGAAACAGCTCTAGATGTGTAAATTTCCATCACAACATCCACCATTTGGAATACGGACCAGTGTCCTTTACGCATGCAGTATCGCAATAGTTTTTCAAATTCAGGATTATCTTCATTATCGGATGAAATCCGAGCTAAATGAATCATAAATTCTTCGGCGTCGGGTTGAATATATTTAAGTGTGGCTGCCATTTTTCCTCCATGCCTCAGACGGGACTCGAACCCGTACGTCTTGCGACAACGGATTTTAAGTCCGTCGTGTCTACCATTCCACCACCGAGGCTGATGGCATATTGTATCACCATGTAATACATGATAGTATACAAACAAGACGCGATGATAGTTTAAAAAGTCAGCCCATCATGCCTTAGAGACATTTAAACCGAGCGAATTAAAAGCCCCTTCACAGAGGGGCTTTTTTTATTTTACTGAGTGGTCACTATTTCGTTTGAATGACCTATTAGCGGATGGACTTTTAAGTATTAAGTTACTCATTGAGTTTGAGCCACCTTTAGATAGTGGTTTTTTATGATCAATATCTTTGCCTGAACGATCAATTCCTTTAGCATCCATAGCACGGCGAGCGCGTTGCCTATCCATTCGTAATGGATGTTCCCCTCGTGCTTTTTGCTGTTGGTATTCCTTTTTATATGGTCGAGCTTTATTTACGTATGGCATTACTTCACCTCTGCTTCAGCTGTTATTTTTTTCTTTGTTCCACCAAAGTACTCGTATGTACCCATAGTCTTCATGATTTCTACATTGAGTGTTGATGGAGACCTATCTGTTTTGACATGCACTAATCGTCGTCCGTATTTATCTGCTTTTTGCAACACTTGAATGCTAAATCGTTCGGCTGTATTTTGCCTTGAGTTGAACCATTCTTTTGCTGCTTCTGCAGCTGCCTTACCTGCTTCAGTGTTCTTCTCTGGTGTATCCACGCCAAAGAGACGACAGTGCTGATCCACAAGCCAAATACCAAAGCCGAGATCAATATCACAAACAAAGGTATCGCCATCGATAAGTCGTTTGTATCGTATTCCATATTCATACATAGATGCATTATAACCAAAAAAGACCAGCGTGGCTGACTGGTCTTTTCTGTTTGCAGAGTACGTGTAAGTCGGGCAGGGCCTGGAGTTTCCTGCTTTCATACATAAAGCTCACCTATCGGTGGCAAAAATATAATACCACCCTGCAGCAGAAAGAGTAAGAACTGCAGAGTGGTATTTCCCAGTGCGTTTTCATGCATGGGGAATCGGTTACTTCTTGATTTTTAGAAGGCTAGACACATTCTTTTTTGCTGCATCTGCTGCCATCTGTCGTTTGAGTGCAGCTGTTTCAGGGAAGTTTCTATTGACGCGGTATGAGTTGTTAGCGCTAATTTGTGCCTGTGATCCAAGAGTGTCAATTACGTCATTGCGCTTTGATTTTGGCGCACGAGCAATTGCATCTGCATAAGGGCGTTTATTCTGTGGCATAACTTAACCTCACTAAACCATGGTTATGTGATTATACTCCTACTGCTGGGATCGAACCAGCGACCATTCGGTTAACAGCCGAACGCTCTACCGCTGAGCTAAGTAGGAAAACAAACTATTCTATTGCTCCTTTGAGCCATTGGCTAACTCGATCTGCGAAAGGTACGTCAGGTAATGCGTTATCGCACTTCTCACGAACCAACTCTGATTCCGTTTGCTGACCTTCGACTGTATAGCTGTCAACATTTCCGGTGTCATCCGCAGAACGAACATGCACGGATAGTTGACGTCTCGTTGCTTTCTTGTTTTCATCATCATCCCCTTGCGCCAACCTTTGACTTAAGCGCATAACGTCAATGACGTTAACAGCACAGTCAGTATCTTTACTTACAGCATATGCAAGGAACCACATTGCTTTAAGGACATCGTCCTCGTATGCAGCCCCTTTCTTCTTACCTGCCCTAGCAAGATATGCAACAGCAGTAAATAGATACCTATCAAGGTTCCACGCGTCAGCTGCGTGTACTGGCTGTAATTCGCTTTCATTGTAATACGCCATCTATACCCCCGTAGATCCAAATCCACCAGCACCACGTGGAGTCTCATCAAACAACGAGCCATCTTTAAGCACTACTGGAGTACAAAGTGATACAGGAGCTACAACAAGCTGCGCAATACGCATGCCGGGCACAAACGTAAATGTCTCATCGCTCATATTTTTGATGATGACCTTTACCTCACCTGTGTAATCAGCATCCACTGTACCGGGGCTGTTAAGCACAACGATCCCGTGTTTGTAAGCCATACCGCTGCGAGTACGTACCTGAGCTTCATAACCATCCTCCAACTTGATCTTCATACCAGTTGGAATCAACATGATCTGCCCCGGTCTAATAGTGACGTTGCGCTCAGCAATGTACTGCAGGTCTATTCCTGATGCTTTCGCTGTAGCGCGTTGTGGATTAAATAAATACTCGCAAGACCGAGCACCGCAATAAATAATTTCAAGGCTATCCACTACTCCGCTGCTCCAGCATCAAACGTAGTAACAATGCTATCCAGCGCCATCATCAAAAAATCAATTACAAACCGAGCTGGAATTTTTACACCGTCATTGCGCAAATTAGCACAATACTGAGCAGCCTCTACAAGCGACAGCCCAGTCTGGTACTCAGGAACATTGCCGTCATCCTTGCGCTTCACAGTAACCGAATACCCATGCTTAGCACTTTGCTGCACAGTTACTTCACTGTCATTACCCTGCGTTAATAAAAACATAGCACACCTCTATATATGTATAACATATGGTACCACAATTGTATGGATCCTAATTTCTCCGTTGGGAGAAGATGTTCTCCGATGGGAGAAATGTATAGAAAAGCTGAGAGAATATATCTGTCGGAGTCACAACTAACTACTGATTGAGAGGGCAGGGGGTGACTGGTGGGTGGGCGGCTGGCGGGGGATGGCCATGGGCTATCTAAGCAACGGCTCTACGGTTGCACCTCATGTGTGTCGGTAGCGTGCAGTTCGCTCCCGGCGGATGCGGACGGGATGAAGCGGACGGCTTCATCCCGTCTTATTCGTTTCCGTCCGCTTTTGTTTGGATTCGTTTCTGTTTGGGTTTGCCGATACTTAGGAGGTATCACCATGTCAACGTCAATCGTTCGTGCGTTTCTCACTCACGCCGCTGAAACCGACCTGCCAATCAGCAGGGACGCCGCTATCCGCATGAAACAGGCGGAAATCGGCGAGATTCGCGCCGCTCGCCTCGGTGCCGATGCCATTGAGGCGGCACGTGCAAAGTCGGTCGGTGTGTGCAAAAAAGTGGTCACCGACCACTACACCGATGGTCTCAACGACCTTGAGTTCATCACCGACGCGATGCGTGTCCTTGCTGATGCATGGGGCAAGGGCATCGAGAAGGTCGATGTCCCCGAGAGCGTCAAGTTGGCGAACTCGGAACTGTTGGCTTGGAGGAAGACCCTCTAAGCCAGCCACTACCCGGTACAACCAACCGGGTAGTTTTTTTATATATATATTGGGGTACTCGTGGCGACGAGTGCCCCTTTATCTTTTTTCATGGAGTTCATTATGCATGCTGTTGATGTTTGCATTCAGCGAAACGAGTTGGTTATGGGTTTGTTGCAGATGGAGTGTCAGATAAAGAATCTGCGTGTCAGTATCAACCGCCTTCAGTTGGTTGAGCCTATCCTTGGCACGGAGGAACATACAACTTGGCATGCAGAGTTGTGTGACTTGCAGGACACACTGCATGCTGTTGAGAGTACGTTGGGTTTGGCGCGTAGAGCGCAGAAAAGGAGTGCGTAATGTACATCGCATTTTGGTGGTCTCTTGTTTGTGCGTTGCTCTGGTTGGTGGCATTCGTGGAGATGATTGTCACTCGTGGTCAAGGCGTTGTATGCCGTGACATCTTCCTGTTCTCTTGCTTGGCATACGTCATCATCGTGGTGGCTGCCATTGTCAAGGCCAGTTGGCCGTGGATGAAACGCAACGCAACAAAGTGTTGGATTGGTGCGTGTTGGCTTGCCATCTTTGGTGGCATGTGGTTCGCACATACGGTTGCTCAAGCCGACCTTGAGCGTCAGCATCAGGTAGAGATTGAGAACATGCGTCATGACATGTATGTGAACAATGAGGTGACACGATGATTGGAAAAGACGGGTTGTTTCGTACCACGTTTTACCGTGGCATTCGCAGTGTTGGTGGCAAGCGTAAGTTTGTCACCATCTCTATGATTGGTGAGCGTCAGTTCGAGTTTACAATAGGGCGATTCCTGCCTAGTGTGCATGTTGCACATTGGTTGGGCGGAACGCTTGAGGAGTTCATCGACACCACGCTTGAGTGGATGTGATGACAACGAGGGGTGCGACTCGTGAACGCACAAAGAAGGAGACTGCTATGGCAGCAAAACAAAAGGCTGGTATGTCCAGCAAGCAGTGGGTCATGAAGACCCCAACGATGTCCGCCCACACCACGCTGATGTGCTGTGAGCCTGATGATATCAGCGACTCAATGCTCGCTGAGTTGGAGCGCGAGGAGCTGGCGGATCACAAGATCTACGTCACCTCGCCCGATGACCGACTCCTTGCGTTGTACAGCGGTACACGCACACGAAATCGGAGCGGTCGGTTCTAGTGGGGATGGGCGCAAGCCCTCCCCTTTTTTATTTTTATTTTTTGTTTGAGTCTAGGAGTTTATATGAAACTGAAAACCGTGCTCGTTGAGAGCCTACTCGTCGTTAACCCAGAACTTGCACCATTTAAAGAAATGTGGGTCGGGTTCATTGAGAAAGTAATCACGGCTGACGCTATCTATCCGTTTGCTGATTACATGATGAAACGAACAGATAACATTGACTACGATAAACATTGTCGTGTTGTTCTTGGTAGTGTGCTTGCTGGTCGCATTGACCACTATCTCTACTTCCAGAACTGCAGGCATAACCTAATTCAGGGTTGGCCATATTGGGTAACAAACCCAGATGTCAAAGACTTGGTGCCAATGAACAGCATAACCGAGGGCATTACCCTGCGAAGTGAGGCGGGTTCGTACCAAGTCATGGTGCAACAGTACGTTGATATACTCGATGTTCGTGTCTTGACAGACGTAAACATTGGAAGCATGTCAGTAATGACAACAAGGCCCACTGATGAGGACTGGGATATGTACCTCGCAATGGCTGAAGTTTTCATCGAACAAAAGCGAGAAGAAGCTGACCGTCTCGACTTCAGTTACAACAACTAGATCACACACAGGGAGGCGCAAGCCTCCCATTTTTTATTTAAGGAGTTCAGTATGCCAAAGAATAAATACGGTATGGAAACAATGCCAGCAAACCCAATGACTATACACACGGCATGGGTTGCTAAACTCGTATCCCAAGATGAAGACTACGAGTGGACAACCGAATTGCTGTGCGTGTCACAAGACTACGACACTGCACACAAAGCATTCATCGACGCACTACCAGACAATATTCTGGGTTGGCAAATGCGATATCGATACTGGAATCAAAAGACGCTTGATAAGGTAATCGAGATTTACCCAGACTTTCAATCGTACCCTTGGCTCAAGGTATACGAAGCTCGGTTTGGTGGCACTGAGGATAAGCCACTCTATTCCCTTGATCGTGTATGGGATGTGGAAGAAGGGGAAGAAAAACCTCTTACCTTTGAACAGAAAGTTCAACTGTATGAACTGCTTGGTTCTTACTGGGACAACACAAGCAATAGTCACTGTGAATACAAACTGGAAAAGATGGCGCTCGTGCCACTAGGAGTTAAATGAGTATGATTATCAGATCGCCCGAACGGGCACGTGCAATCATGCACGACATTGCACACATCACACATGGATATGTACAAACATTATCCAATGGCACACACGACACGTTTATTAAAGTCACATCAACTAAAGGTGACATTGCACTGTGGTCACATGACATTGATGACTGTGAGATTGTAGTTATTCGTGAACACCCTAATGTGTCACGTTATCTACTTAACTTGGAAACACGAAGACAACTAAGGAGAATGCTATGAGTCTTGACCTTGACCTCAGTAAACTAAAAATGCCAGCTAACCGCTGGCGAACAAACCTATGGCAGATCATCGATACACCCGGTGGAATCAAGGATGTTCTGCACAAAGAACGAACAGCCGTTGGACACAAAGATAACAAAGGCGGGTTCTGGTTGCTGGCGTTTGAAGACATTGAACACGCTGGAACCGTGTGCAAAGAATACGAAGAACAAGTGAAACACGAAGCACACATTGTGTCCGTCAATGTTTACTCACTGCCAGAAGACTGGAACCTACGGTTGTACCGTATGGATGGCACGTGGATAGACATCCAACAGTGGGACTACCTGCAGCGATTGCATGAACAAAATAGGTAGTTAGTCATCGTTACGGAGGGGTCAAATATTACACCCCTCTAATTTTTGTAGGGGGGAGGGGTCGGATTTTACCCCCCTCATTATATTGAATAATAATCAATGTAATACATATAATGTATCCGACACAAGGAGTTAGTCATGGGTAAGTTAAAGTTGGCAATCGACAGCATCGAAGCATTGAGTGACGCACAGAAGTCTGTGCTTGTGAGAACTGGCATCATTCGCATCGAGCCTACCGTCGCAGAGGAACAACTCTGGCAGATTGCATTGGTCATGCTTGACCGCTCTTATATCGCCGAACTACTTGGGCTTCAGCTGTCTACGTTCAATACGTATCTCGCAGACGAATATCGTTGCACCAAGATGAAAGAAAACCTGTTCATCAAACTTGGCAATGTCATCTCACAACGTGACATCACTGTTGTACATAACATCTACACCAAGTTGAGCAAGCACCTTGAAAAGGTACACAACGACAAAGTTTGCGCTGAGTTTGTAAAGGAGCAAGAAGGATAATCAAATGCTACACATTGGAGACAAAGTGTGCAATGTACGCCGTCCCGACAAAATCGGGACGGTTGTTTCATTAGATGCACCAAACAACAAATGGATGTCACGACCTGAAGATATGCGTGTGCTAGTCAAATACGAACAACTATCTAAACGTTCTAATGGAACATGGAAATCAGGCATCCTTGATGAGCTACCCGTAGATCTTCTCCGCAACGGAGAAACTGTTCCAGATGCATTTCAACAGTTTAAACGTAGTGGTGATGAAGGAGGTATACACATCCGCATGTTAGCTAATGAAAGAAAGAAAAGACGATGATTTATTTAATTTTATGCACATTGATTGCAATCACTTCAATCTTTTCGCTGTTTGGTTGGCTTTATGTGTCAATCAATAACTATCAACGACGTATCGATAAAGGAGAAACAGAATGACACTGAAAGATAAAAAAGTAGCGTATTGGAAATGGGTAAACGACATGGTTCTCTTAAATGAGATGACTAATATGTTCTTGCCTAAGTCACTTAGAGCTGACTTTAAAAAAGAATTGCCTGACACTGACGATGTCGAAACACAGTATCAATTCATGCTTACCTACAATGCAAATAAGGCTAAGCAACTACGGGAGGAAATGAGTTAATGAATTTACGTAATGAATACATAGCACCGCAGCTTGCTGCGTCATTAGTGTATGCACATGCTAGACAGGGATACACACACGCATTCACAAGAATGGGCATGCGCACTGGCGTAACAAGTTTTGATAAAGATAGGCCATATGCTTTGACTCAAACACTAAGAGTTGAGTTAGAAACGTACGAGCCATATCAAGCATATCAATTTACGGTTGATTGCGACCTTATTGATAAAACAGAAGGGCAAGTTCGCATTAATGGTGCACACTTCCATGAAGTGTATGTATTTGAAAGCGATGCAAATGCCATAGAAGCATGGATCACACAATTCAGAATGTGGCTTAGGTCACAGTTAGAAAAGGACACAAATAATGATTAAACATTACAAAGTTTTGATTTTACGTTTTGCTTACCTCCACATTCATCCGGGTGGAGGTTTCGAGAAGCTCATCAAGCTTACACCGCAGTTCCAGCAATTCCTCGATAAAGAGGCTCGTATGTTTCTTGCAGAGTTGCTTGACTTTGCTGATGCTCATGTGCCTCATGATTGTAGAAACGTAATGGGATTCGATGACTGGCTCGGTGATGAGCCAACACATGAAGAACATCTACAGTTTGACAAATGGTTATCTGTTCTTCAAGAGGTACCGAAAGGTTGGGAGGAAGTAGATACTAGCCATGGCTAATCGTCCATACAGTTATACTTGCCAGTGTTATGACTTTGAGGGCCGAGAATTCGGCCCTCCTACTCTTT